TCATCGCGCGGCTCGGCGTGACCTGGCTGTACACCCCACCCCCACTGAAGAGTTCGGCTCAAAGAACGTCTGACACGGGATCAGGCAGAGCTGCAGGTTTTTCCACGCGCCGCTAAAGCCGCGCTTCTGCTCTAGGGTCTCTGGGCGTTCATCGTGCTGAAGTCTTTCAGATCTTTCCGGATGTGCCGGCGCGGCACGATACAGAACGAGGCCGGAACCGTCTGGAACTGGGAGTTCGCGTCGGAAGATCGGCGCGGAATAGTCCCTGTAAATCTCGCTCCTGTATTCGAAGTCCGGTCGAGGAAACAGGCTGAAGAGATCCGACCGGGCGTCATTCGGGTTCGCTTCATAAGACGCACACATGGCTGCCCTCCTTCGCCGCCATGATACTCGTCCACGAGTCGCCTATACTGTACATTTATACAGTATTCGGACGATGCCGAACCTTTCAGATCCCTACGGAACGAAACACCCGTGCCGCGAATGCGAGCATTGGGGCGGTGATATGGCAGGAACGGCGCACGCCGTCTGCCTGCGTGGCGATCGCGTCCAGGTGCAGGCAAACGGTGAATACGGATGTGTGTTCTGGGCGCACGCGATCGGATCGGACGACGAGGAGGTGCCGACGCGGCGAGACTGGCGAGAGATCCAGTGAATACCAGTCTGCCGGGTGGGCGCAACTTTGTTGAGTGAGCGTCGCCTCAGCCGCTGTGTTTTTCTTTCGCGATCAACGGATCATCCTGTCGGAAAGCGGATGATCGATCGCCCATAGGAAACGCATCATTCAAAATGAGTGGCGTCAAATTTTTCGCGAACAATCGAGATCCTGCGAGCGTTAAGTGAGCTTGGTCAAAATGGACCGGAACTTCGTCACCTGTCACGAGGGGGCATTTGTATTGCGGGCACATTACGCTCAACACCGATATGTATTTTACGTCCGTCCTGTTGGAAAATCGCTTCTCCATATAATCTTCAGTGGGATCGAGATAATCGCGTTTTAATTCCTCAGGGGCGGGACCGAGCGACCGGCCACTTTGAATTCTTTCCAATACCAGCTGAGGAACCGCTCTTTTGTAATAAGGAGGAATGCCCAAAAGGATAACTTTAATTCCTTGTGAAGAAAGTAATTTTATAGTTTTATCCAGTTGATCCATTTGTGATCCGACCGTGATTCCATACTGCGCAGCCATGACAACAGCGTCAGGGTGTACCCTGGAAATAATCGGAAAGGCGACGTCATTAAATTTCTTACAGTTTGGTCGGTTCGCAGCTTCGTAGTTGATCGCAGGTGCGCATCCAGAGGAGGAAAGGAAGCCGAACGCGTAACCTTTTGCGTGCAGAGTTTCTTCAAGGCCGGCACCCAACATTGCAGCAAAGCTGTCGCCCCAAAGGATCAATTTCGGACCTTTCCCATGAGGTACACACGCGGCAAAATCTATCCCGATAGGATCCTGCTCCGGGTCTAGGAAGCATACACGCTCGCGAAACTGGGACGCCATGTCGTAATGCCCATACGCGACGATGTGAGCAATTCGCGAGTCAACACCACCTGGGAACCCTTGTGCCTTAACGACGAAAGCGCCTAGAGCCACCATGGAGCAGATGGCGACTGCGGTGGTCGAAAACACGGTCCGCGATGCAAACCGTCGACTACGCCTGAATGGCTGCTCCACATAACTGTATATGACAGACGACAGTAGGATCGACAGAGCTAGCGCACACAATCCAAAATAATAGGGCGATGCGTCGGGGAAAATGCGTTTCCCGAACACAATGATCGGCCAATGCACCAGGTACAGCGAATAGGAAATTTTTCCGATATAGACAAACGGTCGCGCACCTAATAGTTTTACTAAGACTCCTTGGTGTACTTCACTCGCGAGAATAATCGCGGCTGCTCCTAGACAGGGCAACGCGGCGGAGATCCCGGGGAATGCGGTAAAAGTGTTATATCCGAAAATCGACCAGGCGAGCGCGGCCATGCCGATTGAAAATATGGCGACAGACGCTGCTGGATTGCTTACTGTTCTGATTCGAGGAAGGGCGATGATGCAGCCGGTCAAAAGTTCGAATGCACGAAACGGAATAAGGTAAAAAGATGCTGATGGATTTACGCTGAGCATCCACTGCGATGCACCTAGCGATGCGAGCGCGCCAATGATCAAAGCCCACGACGTTGCTCGCTTCAAACGGCGAGCGATAGCAACGGCAACCAGCGGGAAGAAAATATAGAATTGCTCTTCAACACCCAGCGACCAGAGGTGTAACAGTGGGATTCCATCTGCGCTCGGTGAGAAATAATTCAGAACTGAATAGAAATAAATATTTGCCGAGAACAAGCTTGCAGCAATTGCAGATTTGGCGTAATCAACCAACTCCGGCGGATAAAGCAGTTTAATAGCAATGATCGTGCATGCGATCAGCACCACGACGAGTGCAGGGATAATCCGCCGAATTCGTCGCAGATAAAAATCTGAAATCGAGAAAGCGTTTACATCCGAGAATATCGCCTTAGATATAAGATAGCCAGATATAACGAAAAATATATCGACTCCAACGAATCCCCCCGGGACAATGCTCCAGCCGAGGTGATATATAACGATGCTGAGGACGGCGATAGCTCTGAGGCCATCAATATCCGCGCGATATTTCATGAAGGGAATTCCGAGATCAACGCAATGGTGCGAGAGGATACCATCGGTCAGGTCTGGCCCCATAGTCGGACCAGTACTCACGTGGGCGAAGTGGACTGCACGGTAAGGCGTATTGAGGCGCTATACAGCCCACACAACCTGTAAAAGCAAAATACAGGCTGTGTGCTGTTTCATGCGGCAATTGGCTTCAAATCCCAATGCGAGCCGCCGAACGCGCGCACAGCCGCCCACATGATCGCGCGGCGCCACGCGGGCACGCCCGTCACTGCCGATGCCTCACGCAGCACAGCGTCAGCCGTCGCACGATCGACGATGTGCTGCGTATAGAGGAAGTCGTGCACGACGCTCGCCTCGTTGCTCGTACCGCCGGCGAGCAGGTACGCGATCGGCACTCGCGGCACTGACGCAAGGTCCGTGATGAAGCCCGTCGGCACGACGATGACCTTCCCCGCCACATCCGAGTCGTAGATCAGCGGCGCCGTTAGACGCCACTTGCCGTCGTCCTGGCCAGTGGCGTTCTCCATCACCAGCGGAGTCAGGAACTTGCTCATTGCGTCGCCGCTCCGGATGCAGCCGCCGGCGCGGCGGCCGTCGGCGTGCCGTACTGCGCGAGCGCCGCGGAGAGTGCGACCTGAAACGCCATCAGCCCGATCTGCGCGCCAGACTTCGCCGCCTCATCGATCGGCAGCAGTGCGATCGCCTGCACGGCAGCCGGAATCGACGTATTAACGAGCGCGACCACGTTGGATGGATCGACCGATGCATTGGCAGCGCACACGGAGCCGTTGAGCTTCACCACCTGGCCGATGATGACTTGCTGGGTCGGGTCGCTGACCGTCATGGCCTGCACCGACAGCAGCGTTGGCTGAACGACTGCGCAGGCCTTTGCGACTTGCACCTGGAAGTTGCCGGCGACCTGCGGCGCATTCGCGCAGCCAGCGAAGAACATGAGCGCGGCGAGGCCTGCCGCAAGCAGCATCTTTTTCATTTCGAGGTTCCTTGAGATTGCCGCGATCGCGGCGGGGATTTACTGCTGTGCGTCGGCGGGAACCGACACTGCGGGCGAAACGACGTTCGCCGGATTGATGAGCGTCGCCGTCGCGAATTGCGACTTTGCTGCGCGGGCGGCGACGATGTTGTATGCCGCGTGGATGCCTGCGGCTACCAGGCCGGCGACGAGCGAAGAAACGCTGGCAGGCACCGGACCACGGCAACCGCCGAGGATCCATTCGACGGCAGGGACGAGCTCGGCGGCACTGACAGTCAGGCCGCCGGTGATGAGGCTGGAAGTTTTCGGCATTGCTTCTCCTAAGTTGCGTGGTGAATAACTTCGACGTCGGAGAACTGATAGCCCTCCTTCGCGTACTTCTGCGCGATCCAGATCGGAAACGGCATCGCGTGCATGCCCTCGTCTTTTCCGATGTGATGAGCCTTGCAGAGCAGCATCCCGTTGACGGTCATGTCATCGACGAATTGCGTCCAGTCGGTGAAGTTGGCCCAGTCGAACGCTTGAATGTGCGGCCCCCAGTAGCCGGCTTGCGCGTCCTGCTTGAAGCGGTCCCAGTCGATCATCTCGGCAAGCGAGCGCTCGATCGGGTGGTGATGCGCTTCGAGCGGATGGCCGGATTGCCCGGCCGTCGCATTGCAGGTGAAGCATCGTGCGCCGTCGCGCTCGAGCAGGATCTTTCGCGTGCGCGTGAACAGAGCAGTCGTCTTGCGGTCCTCGTGCTCCGGAATGTTGACTTCGACGGATAGCGTCTCGCGCTCTACATGTGCTTTAGTCATGTACGTATACGAAAAAACCGCCCAAGGGCGGTTGTAATTGCGGACGGGAACATAAGCGGTCAGTGCTAGAATTCCACGGAATTCGCGGAGTCTGGTCTATTCGGGCCCTCGCGGATAAAGAGCCTCGCGGGAGCCTCCGCGGGGCTTTTTCTCTTTCCTGTCTATAGCCCTAGCGACTTCTTCGCTGCGCCATACAGAGCGAGGCGTTCGCTATATGCGTTCGGCGTCGCTTTCGAGTTCGGATTGCCGAGATTCACTGCGCGCGACACCGCGACGAAATTGCCCTCATCGGCAAGCGCATTCAGCTTGTTCGTCGACCAGAACCACGCGGCAGACAACGCGGCGTTCGCTGGTTGCTCGAGTAGCTCGGGATGAGCGATCAGGTCGAGGCCCAGGGCCGCAGCGCAGCGCGCGTAATTCGAGCGGCCAGTCACCTGAATGCAGCCGCGGCCGCAGAAACGACGACCGTCACCTAGCTGCGTATTCCCAAGGTCTCCGGCCTTCTTCGACGGTGGCTCGTATGCTGTCTGTGCGGCCGTCGGGCCCCACAGTTCGCGCACCCACATCAGCCGTCCCGTCTCGACGCCAACTGTCGCGAGGAACGCGGCCACTCGAAGCGCGGTGTTGATGCTGAAGCGGTCGCAGGCGCCTTGGAGCGGCTGCACCCATTGCGTCGCGCGCAGGATCGTCGCCCCGCAGCCAGCGGAAATGATCGATGACGTGAGATTCATGTCAGTCCAGTGACGGCCATTTGCCGTGTGCAAGAGCCCAGAGCGCGCCGGCGACCGTGAGGAACGGGCCGACCCAGATGACGACTCGACGCAGCACCCGCCCCGTCGCAGTGAAGAATCCAACGCCCGACTTCGCGAGCTTCAGCAGCTCGACCAGTTCTTTCGTATTCACCTCGACGCGCAAGGTTGCTTCCGTGTTTGCGGATAGCTCTGCGCGTTGCGCTGTGAACTCCTGTTCTAGCGTGCTCATCCGGCTCTCCAGTGCGGCAATTCGCTGCTGCTCTGCGTGTGAATGGTTCAAAGGCGGGCCCCGGAAATGAAAAAAGCCGCTCGGAGGCGGCTGGTGGTCGATCGTTATTTGCTACTTGACGACTAGCCCCTATAGGGCTAGTGTTCAGTCCATAGGGATACGCATTCGCGAGTCCCGTTTATCCCGAAAGGACGATGATCATGAAGCTCACATTTCGCGCGCGGCGCGTGCCTGGCTATGCCAATTCACTACAAGCATCCTCCCGCGAAAGACCTCGCCGACTTGAAGGCGAAGCTTGGATATACAGGCAAGCAGATGGCAGACCTCTGCTGGCTTGCGGGCGATCAGCACTGGCGCAAGTACACCAACCCGCGCGACCCGCGTCCTATGAGCGCACAGATGCTCTTTACGATGATGGCGCAGCTCGAATTGGACGAGGCAACCCTCGATCGCATCTTCGAAAAGATGCGCCAGGCCGGAGCCGAGTTCAGCCGGGCGCCAGATGGAGAGCCGCAGCCGTAGCGATGTCACTTGGATGCGCGGCAGCCTCTGCGCACGCACAGACAAGCTGGTTTCAGTTCGAAGCGGGCATCGGCGCTTCGCACTATAACGACGAAGATGGCCTCTGGGTGAACAAGGGCCTTCCGCACAACTCGCACCTGTCTGCGCCCGCGTACCGCGTCGGCATCCAGCTCAACGCGATCGACCACACTCCCGGCTCGTTCGTGCCTGGCCTCGCGATGCATCTCACCTATCTGAACTTCGGCCGCGCCAGCGTGCGCAGTCTCGCGGCGCCGGATGAGGACCCAAATGTCTACAACGCGCAGAACGGCGGCTACTACGATCCGAAGGCGCACTCCTGCGTGGGGCAATGCGGGCCGCTGCGGAATTTCGTATCAGGCGGCACGATGCAGGCCGTCGCCCTCACCTTTGAGCCGTTCTGGACATATCGTAACTGGCGCCTCGGCGTCGAAGCTGGCCCCGCTATCTTCCGCGGCACATGGGACGCGTCGGCAACATCGCTCACTGACACGCCATGGTGGGGGCCGGCCGGATCGGTCGAAACGTTCCATCACGTGCCGAAATGGGAACCGGGCGCCGTCGTCGGCGCGGCGATCTCGTACAAACTCGTGACCGTGCGCTACAACTACCTCTTCGCCAAGACGCATACGTATGGCACCGACAATCCACCGCCCGGTTGGAGTGGCGCGCACATGCTGACGGTCGGAATTACCTACTGATCGCACGTCAATGTCGTGCCGGGAAAGATTCGGAAAGGTTTCGCTGTATCATTTGCCGACTTCTCAAAAGATGGCGTATGAACAGAGCAGCGAAACACGAATATTTGGCGGTCGACCTTTTGCGAGGTATCGCTGCCTTGTCCGTTCTGGTATGGCATTACCAGGCGTTCTACTACCCGCAGGCTGGCGGCCCGCCAAACTTCGCGAACCGCAGTGATCAGCCGTTCTATTCTGAACTGTCACTCCTGTACAACTACGGCGCGCTAGCTGTCCAGCTATTCTGGGCTATTAGCGGCTTCGTGTTCGCAGCTAATTACTTAGTGCGTCATGTGACAGCGAAGCAGTTTGCGATCTCGCGATTCGCGCGCCTTTACCCGCTTCACTTTGCGACATTGCTCATCGTGGCCGCCTTGCAGGCGATCAGTGTTAGCGAAGTGGGACATTCCCAAGTCTATCCCTACAACGATGCGTATCATTTCGCCCTGAACCTGTTCTTCGCATCAAGTTGGGGCTTAGAGAAGGGCTTTTCATTCAATGCGCCGATATGGTCAGTATCGGTCGAGGTAGTCATCTACGCCCTCTTTTTCGTTTCTATCCCAATCGTCACGCGAATGCGACTCATCGCGCCCATCCTCGCGATGGTTATTGCGTATCTAGTCCGCACATATCCAGCGTTGACCCAATTCTCTCACTGCGCCTTTTATTTTTATCTAGGCGTGGCGCTCTTCAGAATTAGCGTTCTTGCAAAAGCATGGAGTTGCGTCATCGGCATCGCTCTGATCGCGGCATGGTTCCGTGTCGGATACGGGAGCCTCGATACCTTTATCCCGTGGGCCATACCCATGCTTCTCGGAGCCGCTCTGCTGATGACAGTTGGCATTGATCAGTTCAGATGGCCACGAGTGTTCCTTCGTCGAGTCTCATGGATTGGGGAGAGCACCTACAGTACGTATCTCTTGCACATTCCGATCATCATCGTCACGAACGTCCTGTTCCAGTCGCATGGAATTGATGCGAAATCGATACTGGGTACTCGATTGTTTTTTGTCGCTTTCATCGCCGCCGTGCTGATCTTGGCCCGAGTTTCATACCGATTTTTCGAGCGGCCGATGCAAGATCTGATCGGTCGGAAAATTCGGACTTCGCCCAACGTTGTCGTCCCGTCTCGAACCTGAATTGCGCTTCCGACCGCGTCGACTTCAGATTGGCCATGCCAGCATCCAGACGGCGTTGAGGGCGGCTCCATTCGAAGCCTCGACGTGTACAAGTTACCGGCTAAACCTTACAGATTCTGACTTCTGGTAACATTCGGCGACAATACAAGTTAAGAATTCGCCAAATGCACGTAACTGAGAGAGCCCCCCGGGTTGGTGTTGGTTGTAGCTGGAAAGTCAAGCTTGGATTCGCGGTTGGGATTTATGCAGCCCTCTCCCTCATCCTCTTCAGTAATGGAATAGCGTCCGGTCAGGTTTTTCAGCCTGGAACAGACCCGATCGCCTTTATCTGGTTCCTCAAGTGGTGGCCTTACGCCATAACGAACGGTCTCAATCCATTTCTTTCGAGATATATCTGGAGCCCGATCGGTTACAGCATGCTGTGGGCTAACTCGACGCCGACGCTAGCGATACTGATGTGGCCAGTGACTGCCCTCCTTAGTCCTGAGACAAGTTGGAACCTCCTGTGTCTCGCTGCGCCACCGCTAAACGCATTGTCTTGCTATCTGCTGCTCAGTTATCTGACACGCGATTTCCGGGCGGCGTGGATCGGCGGCTTCATATTTGGTTTCTCCCCATACGTCGGCGGTCACACTCTTGGCCATATAAGTTTGACCTTCGTGCCGCTCGTGCCACTTATCGCGCTAGTGATGGTACGCCGCGCACTTCAAGAGATCGGGCGTGTCCGGTTCATTGCTGCGCTCTCTGCCATGGCTGTCCTACAGTTTGGGATCAGTATGGAAGTGCTTGCCACCTCGGCGTTCTTTGGTGGCATTGCGTTTATAGGAGCTCTCGCGGTTGGGCGATCGGCGCTTGATTTAAAAGGACTCGCTGTCGACACGATAATTGCGGCGCTTCTAACTTGCGTTGTGTTGACGCCGGCTTTTTACTTTCTATGGCTCGGCGCAGAGCAACTTCCCGATGTTATCAACAGCCCGATTGTTTTCTCAAATGACCTGTTAGGGTTCTTTCTGCCGATGCGCACCATTTTGGCAGGTGGGAGCACGCTCGTGCACCTCACATCGAAGTTTAGTGGCGCTGCGTCGGAGCAGAACGGCTACATCGGCATTCCCCTCATTCTGATGGGTGGTATCGCCCTCTGGAAGATGCGTCGCGAACCGTGGGCAAGGGTAGTCGGCATGGTGACGGTGTTCGCAGCCATTATGTCGCTTGGACCCATGCTATGGATTGCTGGGCATCCCACGTATATCCCGATGCCAGGTGCAATATCGATGTTCATTCCGTTGCTCAAGCATGCGCTCCCCGGTCGATTTGCGCTCTATACATCATTGGGAGTCGCGGTCTTGATCGCTGTTTGGCTTGGGCGCTCCCGTTACTATGGTCTTGCCGCGTTGGGAGTCGCCTTTATTGTTCCGAATCCGATGGCATACAACTGGGTGTCGTATACGACACCGGAAGTCTTCGCGAACCCACAAAGCGTTGACAGGTTGGCCGCGCGTGGTGCCGTTGTTTCGCTTCCTTACGGTCAGTCGGGTAATGCCAATCTGTGGCAATTGCGTGCTGATATGCGCTTCAGGATGGCTGGTGGCTACGTCGGCTCCATCCCTCGCTATTTCGGCGTCTGGCCAGCGGTAGCGTATTTCGCTGGCAATGATATTCCATCCGACCAGTCGGAATTTGAAGTCAACGTTCTAGCGTTTTGCCTAGCGAATCAAGTCGGGTCGATTGTGATAGGCGACGGTACACCAGAAAAGCTTGTTTCGCAGCTGCACGAGTTGAATTGGCCAAGTCGTAGAGTCGGCAATGCTGAAGTTATCGAACCTCCTCTGGCGGATCACAACCAACAGTTTCAACGCCTAATCGGTGACGTATGGATCGATCAGGGGTGGCTTGGAAAAACAGCGATCGCCGTCAATAACAGTCCAAACGAAATGCATGTTCAGCTTTCGCGTGGAGGGACGCCCGGAGCAGTAAAGCCCATCCTTATATCGTCTTTTCATGACAAGCAACGAACAGCACACGTCGTTGGTCAGGATGGCGCAACAATTGTTATCCCTCCTTGGACTTCTGAAATGCTACTCGCGAAGTCCACCTGGACTCCGAACGACTACATGTCAAATGGCGACAAGAGAGCGCTGTCGGCGGCTGTTAAATTGAAGTGATATATCGAATGAAAAAGCTACTTTATGTTCTCGTGACCGGCGCCCTGATCTTGATGGCTGGCACATCCATCTATGCTGCAGGCAAGTTTCTGCCGAACGAACCGATCTTTGAGGCACAGTATGCGGGAGCACGTTGATCAGCGGGAACAACTCTAGTTATATGTGGGCGATTTGAATCCGGTTCCGTCGTAAGTCCACCACTGCTGTGGCTGCGGTGAAATTCCTGTTATATCCACCATTGTCGCGACCAGTTCCGGTGTATAGCGCCGATCGATGGGGATTTCATCGCCGGCCTTCCATGGCGGCTCAACGCCGACGGGGCTGTCGGCGTCGTAAGCCATGGGTTGGATGATCTCTGCGACGACGTCATCCTGCAAACGCGCATAGGTTTTCATTTACGCGTACTCCCTGACGACAACCAGGCCCGAGCCGCCCGATCCGCCCGTGAATGGACCGTTAGAAGACGCAGACGCGCCACTTCCTCCTGCGCCCGGCGAACTTGAAGGAGTGCCATTAGTCGCTGTGACCGCCGCCCCGCCGCTGCCGAAGGCAGATGAGCCACCCACTCCGCTCACAAGCGCGCTGAAGCGAAGCATGTAACCACCCGTACCGCCGGCTGCATTGACTTGTCCGTTCGAGCCCACCCCGGCAACGCCACTACCTTGCGCATCGTTGGCGGGCGTCGCAGCGGCAGCAAAGGTACCACCTGAACCGCCAGTCGCAGATATAAGTGCACCGAAAGACGATGAACCGCCCCCAGTGCCATTTGCACCCCCTGAGCCTCCTGCCCCGCCGAGTCCTACGGCAACTGTGACACCGTTGAAGCCGCTCGCATATTGCCCGCGCGCATAGCCTCCACCGCCACCGCCTGCGCCGCCCGAAACTTGTCCGCCCGTACACGCCGGCGCACCGCCTCCGCCTGCGCCCGCACCCAACACCTCGACATCCACCAATGTCGTCAGAGTTTGTGCGGAAAACGTCGAACTTGCATTCGCGTAAGCGCCGCCATTGATCGACGACTGCAAGGTGCCTGCATTGTTTCGATAGGCCGTTGTGCGCAGCAGTCGTCCCGGACCGTACAGGGTCTTGATCGCATCGCGCACCTGCGTATAGGTCGTCTTGCTCGGCGTGAGGCCCGCTGCGACGACGATCGCGCGTAACTCCTCCTGAATCATGTTCAACCACGAGCCCCGCACCTTAGTTGCGGGCGTACCGGTGGCTGGATTGCCCTCGGTGAAATATCCTTCAGTGCCCGCAGCCTCTGGCGCAGGGATGGAACCGGCTGCGGTTGCGTCGTCAATACGAAACATGTGGCCTCTTATGAGTAAGAGAAGATTGGAATCGTGTGCGCAGGCATCACTGCCTTAATCTCGCACTCAAGCACCGCGTTACCCCAAGACGCCAAGGGGTCGCCTGCGGCCATCGCGCCAGCTCGCGCTACTGTGACCGTGTTAAGCGGCGCATTCACCTGCCACGCAAATGACCATGCGGTGCCATTGCATGGGTCGCCAGCGTGCAACTGACCGGCACGCGCCTCGACGAACTGATTGATCGTTACCGTGTAGCCAAGGTTTGCCGCGAAAGCCGTCAAGCTCGCAATGGTTGGTCCACCAACACCGACAAATCGCGCGAGCACCTGCGCTTGCCGCAGAGGAATAGTCGGCGCGACGCCGGCGCACGGATCGGGAAGCCCCAGCGTCGATTCCCACTCGGGCAGCAATTCATATGTCGTTGCCGGGAACGCGTCGACAAGCAGATAGTTCGCGCGCGCGGTCGCGCGTGCATAGCTCGGCGCAAGCCCCGATAGCACCTGCGTCTGCACTGCGTCTGGATCGCGCGGCCACACCCGACCGCGCGGCATCAAACCTTGCAACGCTTTCAGGAAGTCGGCTGCCGTGTAATTCGGTGCGAGCATGGAGCCTCAGACGTATTGCACGCTCGCGAGCACGGGCAGTTGCCCGAACCCGCTGGTGATATTCCCGGAATAAGTGGTCGTCGTAACGCCGACGACGCCCTGGATGAGCGTGATCAGGAAACCGCTTGTACCCGAAACGGAGCGAATCGCCGCCGAGATGTCGTCGCGGTTGATCGTTCCCGCGCGCGGATCTCCGTTTCGAAACAGCACATCGGCGACCGCCGCCGAAATCGCATTGCGTGTCGCAGTCGATGCCGCGGTCAATCCGGAAAGCGTGATGGTCAGATTGTTAGCGATAGGAGCACACGAATAGACCAACGCGGTCACAGGCTGCTTCGTTACTATCGAGTCTGCGACGACGAGCTGGTCGCCCGTCGCGACTGTGCCGCGCGGAATTCCGCCCGGCCCTTTGTCGTTCTGCGAGACGCCATCTGTTCCCTGCGGAAAGCCGCCGTGCGCAACCTCGGCGTTGTCCCACATCGTGTAGACGACGACAGTGCCAGCCCCGAAACCGTTGGGCGCGCACCAAGCGCGCGTGACGCCGGCGACGGCAAGCGCCCACTGCACGTAGTCCTCCACGTCGCCGCCCTGCGGAGTGCTCTGATAAGCGTCGAGCATGCGGGTGCGGAGGTCGTCGTTATCTTCGATGTCTGCGCCAGACTCTACGGTCCCGGTGATCGCCCCGCCCTGCTGGATGCCGTCGACCGCGATGCTCAGCGAGACGGACGTACCAGCATCAGCGTTGCCCGCCGATCCGGCGACGTCGGCAATGATCGTGACCGAGACATTTCCGCTCCCGTCCACAGTGCCCGTTGTCGACGTCGTATATGTCACGCCATCGCCGCGCGTCACGGCGGTACCCGCGCTGAGCACCTTCCCTGTCGTTCCGGGAAACTGTGCCGTGAGTTGCGCCTGCGTCGCCGCCTTTCGATACACATCCTTCAGTGCGGCCCACCCTTCGAGATATTCATCCTCGGCTGTGAAGGGCACCGCCTGCCGCGAGATCCAGTCGAGATACCCGAACTGGAGATTGCACATCGCCGCCTGAACCTTGCCGACGATCTTGAGCACGGCCATGCGCAGCAGCGCGTCAGCACCTTCGAGCGCCGACGAAATATCGGCCGCCACCTCGGTGATCAAGGTGGTGAGCGTCTTTCTTTGGAATGGCATGTCAGGAGAGCTGGTTCCAGGCCCACGCGTACGTCATGTCGATCTGTGGGCCCGTCGGTTGATAGAGCGTGATCTGCGCACCGAGAAACGTGTCGCGCACCCACTGCGTCTGCACATCGATACTCGCGACCACGCCGTCATCAACGAGCCATTGCAGCGCCTCGTTGATATAGTCGCGCGCGTTGTTCAGCACTTCCTGCGTCTGCTTCGATCGATCGAGCAACCAGAGACGGGAGCCAATCGGCTTGTCTTCGCCGATGTCACCCCACCAGCCGCGCGGATCACCGGTCCCGTCGGGAATTGGATCGTCGGGATTCGCCACGCGGTCTGTGAAGATGCTGACCAGCACGGCCGACGGCAGATCGTTGCCCGTCATGAGAACAGGTGCGATGAACTGCCAGTCGCCGCGGCTGTTGTCGACGTCCCAGATGACGGAGATGTCGGACATGCATTACTCCTGTTGCGTCGGCGTCTGCGTGTTGATATTGCTGCCGCCCGTCTGGATGTTGAGGATCGGGTGTGTGTGCGAATTTGCAACCTGCCGCATCCCTGCCACCGTTCGCGTGTTCGTCTCGTAGTTGTCGAGGATGTCGCCCTTACACTTCAGCAACGGTGTATCCGCGATCATTTCCGGCGCGTTCGTAAAAGTGATCGGGTTTCCGCCACCATCCACGATGATTCCGGCGTCCGTCAGGTAGACAGACTGCCCTCGGCTGTCGTGTATCGCGACCTCGCCAGAAGCGAGCCCTGTCATCCGGTATTTCGCATTCGAGGTCGCGATCACGAAACCATCGTTGCGGTCACCGTTCTTGAAGGCGATCAGCGCTTGCGTTCCGTCCGGCGGATTCGACGTGAAGCCATACTCGGCATATCGCGGCACATCGGGGATCAGCTCGAGCGCGTTAAGCCGCACCTGCAGCGTCTGCACGCTCTTCGTGTCGTCGACGAGCGCGATCGCGCCGCGCGCCATCAACAACAGGATCCGGCGCGCCAGCCTGTTCAAATCGCTAAGCACTATTGCTCCGCAGGTGTTTGTGTCGATTCGTCCATCGGAAGGACGTCGAGCGCGATCGGCTCGGGCAGGAACCCTTGACGCGGCCCGAACACAAGTTCGGCATGCGTGCCGTTCTCGTTGAGGATGAACGTCACCTCGGCCAGCAGCAGAATCGTGTTCGCCGGGATGCCGGCAGCGTCCGCCGAAACCGGATAGTTGACGTTCACGATCCACGGCGAGCCGCTCGCATCACGCCAGTTATCCACCAGCGCGCGCACGCGCCGAGACCGGCCGTAGGCTCGCGAGGCCATCCAGTTCACGCGCTTCGTGACGAAATCCCGATCCGTCGCGCTCTGCTCGGACACGAAATACGTCGGCCTGAAACGCAGCGCGTTCGCGGTCGTGGCGTTGTTGACGACAGTCACGACCGGCAGATTCGGGATGCTCTCGTCGTCAGCGCCAGCGCTATATGCGCTGAGCACGGCGTTGTATGTGCTAAAAGTCCCCAGAGTGCTCTTTGTGCAGACGATCGCCTCGACGTTGTTGCCGACCGCGACACCCGACGCGCCGAGTTCCGTCCCGGCCTGCGAGATCGTCAGCTCGCCCTCTTCACTCTCGAAGACGAGCATCCCGCAGTAGCGCGCATAGCGCTCGATGACTTCCCATGCCGTCTCGGTGATGCTGATGATCTGGCGAGGCAACGGCGCAAGCGTGTCGAGCGCCTTCTGCGTGCCGTTCGATGGCACGAACACATCTATCGAGTACTGGCTCGCTATGCTTTTGCACAGATCGAGCAGCCCGACATTCGCGTTGACGCGGTCAATTCGGCACGAGCAGTCGACCAGATCGCCAAGCTTCCCGCGACCGGAGATCGTGATTTCGTGCGAGCGCGGCGTCAGAACGGTTTCAATTGTCTCGACGAAGCCCGACAGCACGACGCTGTCGCCGATCGAGATCGTGACCGGCGCACCTTCCTTCGACACAAGCTTCAGCGTGTTTGCGTCAGCCGAGCATGTCAGGATGAACGACGACGTCGCGACCTCGATCGAACGTGTTATCCGCACTGCCTTCCACCCGGTCAGCACGAGACCGTCTTGCGTCAGCAGCACGCGCACTTCATCGGCGCCGGGCTTCGCACCTACGGCGTCGACAATGCGATCTGCATTCGGCATTAGAAATTACCAGGTGAAAAGGCGTATTGATCGCCCAGCGGTGCCTGCTGGCGATCGGTTCTCAGTTGCGTATCGACGTTCGGCGACGACGTCACGTTAGTGCTCGTGCCCGGCGGCGCATTCTTGTGGACGATCTCGACGCGGACCTTTCCTGGCTCGCCTGTGCCCTGACCGAGCTGTTCGTCGAGTTGACGAGCAATCCCAGCGCGAACCTGCGCCTCGCCTTTCGCATCCGTCGGACGCTCATACAGCGAAGAGAACTTCGCAGCAGCATCAGCAGGATCAGTCGCATCAGCGAGCGCCTGCGCTGCTCGCTTCTCGTTGTGATTCAACTCCCAAACCGAAAAGGCCATCTGGTTTTCAGGCGTTTCAAGATCCAGCGGCCGGCCGAACTGCTGCTCATATAGTTTTCGACGATCCGATCCCCACTGAAACAGGCCCTTGAACTCGCCGCTAGGATCGACAGCGCGCTCGTCCAGACTGCTCTCGCGATAGGCATTCGCAACAATGCCGATCGCTGCTGTGCGACTGGCCCCATGGTTCATATACCACTCAACCATTGATCGGGCTTGCTCGAGGCCCCTTCCGTTTCCGACCGGCGTCTGTTGCCCCATTTCCGCCATCGTCGCGGGCCCATTTCCGCGCATCGAGTTTCCAAAACGCTCGAACCCGTCCCAGATCCGCTGGGATGTCGAATCCGCCCCACCAGGCTGAGCTTGGGGACGACTGCGGCCGCTCATTGCGTCCAGAAAGAACTGGACACCATTGAGTACCGAGTTAAGCCCCGGCTCTATCCCGCTCAGAATCGTTGTTTTCAGCCGGTCATACGTGATGCCAAGCTTCGCCGACGCGTCAGCGTATTCGCGCGCGCGCTGGACGTCCTGTTCATCAGGGATGTATGCCTTCGCTGTCGCGAGATCCGCCGCAACCTGCGCCGGGCCGCGATTCAGAAAATCGACGAGAGATCCTGCGCCGGCGGCGCCGAGGAAATTCTGTGCGCCGCCATACTTTCCGCCTTGCCGAAGGACGTCGGCATAAGCCGCCAACTTCGTCAGTACAGACTCAATGGATTCGAGCCGCGACGGATCCGTCGAAATGCCCGCAGCCTGGAAGCGCTTGAGCGCCTCCGGGTTGCGGTTGTTGACCGCGTCGCTGTACGTCTGCCGCACCTGCTCGATGCCGGCATTTGCCTGCTCGGGCGACAGCCCCGCAAGGCGCCCGGCATACTGCACGCCGAATGCACTCGTCGTCGAAAGGCCGCTCCGCACCGCCAGATTGCTCATCGAGCGTACCGATGAAGCCCATTGCGACTCAAGCTGTGCAATCTTGAACGTCAGCGCCGTAACGCCGCCAATGATGCCGGCTTTTCCGACGAAGCTCGCAATCTCCGAGATCGCTCCGCTGTTCGAACTGAAGCCCGCGGCGATCGAACTGCCTAGGCTGTTCAGCTTCCCCTTGTTGGCCTGCGCCTGCAGCTTCGAAAGGCTATTCGTCACCTGCCCGATCGGGCCGGATGCCTGATTCTTCGCGGTAATCGCAATGGAGATTTTGCTTGCCATGAAACCGCTCGAAGATCAGTTTGCCAACGCCTTAAAGGTCGTCGGGAAGAATGCCGGATGCACGGGAGCAGCCTGCGCCACCAGTTCATCCGCGCGGGTCGGATCCCGATACAGCCGCGTCGCGACCGCTAGCGATGGCAGGGTCGACGGCAAACTGAAAGTCTTGATAGACGACAGCCCGGCACCGCGCTTGTTCAGGTCAGCAACGACAGCCGCGCGCAGCGTCGAAAGTGCCTCATACGTTTCGTCCTCGCCCTGATCGCCGGCAACCGCCATCTCGGCGTCTATCAGTCCGGTGACCAGGTCGCGCACGCGCGCCGCGTCATCGCTCGATGTCGGCTGATACGTCGATGACGCTTGCGCCACTGCGCCAATCGATGTGCGGCGGAACAGGTCGCTACAGGCGTCCTGCATGTCGCCCATCGCCGTACCGATAACCGATGTCGTCGTGCCTGCGTCCGGAACGAACGTCGATAGCGTCGAAAGCAGACGGATCGAATCGTTCGGATCGTTTGTCGCGGCCAGAACCGCCGAGGTGACGCCCTGCACCGACGCGGTGAAGGTGTCGACCGTCGTTGCATCAAATCCAGCGGCAGCCGAAGCCATCGTGTCTGCGGCCGCACTCACGTTCGCGCGCGCCGTCGTGGCCGCCTCGATCATCGACTGCGTCGTCTGGTTCGACTGCACCGACGAGCTTGGATACTTGCTGAACGTCGGCACCGTCGCGCTGCCAGAAAAACGACCGAAGTCGCCTGGCAGGTTGAACAACAACTGAAACAGGTTCCGTGCGTCGCCGACGATGTTCTTCGCGAAGGTGTACCAGCCGAGTGCAGTATTGACGACCGTCCCGAGCACGGCAGCGCCGTACGCGATCGCGTTCAATGCGGTCTTCGCGAAGTTGAGTGCGGCTGCGAGATTCAGTCCGGTCACCGCGTTCAACACCGACTGCGTCGTCGCGGTTTCCGCCGTCGGATATGTGCGCTGCCCAGCCTCGACGAATTCGAACTGAAATTCGAAGTAGCGGCCCTGCTCCCAGCGCTCGATGCTCCGGAAGTCCATCAGGCTCACGGCCAGTCGCCCGAGCGTCGGGTGAATCAGTTCGCCATCGCCTGCTGTCTCGACCGCCGCAATCATCACGTCGCGCCGCATGATGACATCGTCGCCAACGACGAAGCCATACATGCGGATGCGCCGCGCGCCGCGCCCGAGATCCTCAATCCACGGCGTATCACGCTGCGGATACTGGTGCATCTGGTTGCGTCGACCGAACGCCGATTCACCACCGAGCGAAACGAACGGCACGCCGCGATAGGACGCCGGCCGCAGCTGATCGAAATACGATGCAGCCGATCCGCCGAGCCGCGCGGCGAGCGAACTCGCCAGATTGCCAATCCCTGAGGCGGTGCTGAGCACGGCGCCTGCGCCGCCACCGATGTTCATGCGACCACTCCAATGCGTTTGCCCAGGCGACGCGCTCTTTCGAGCCAACGCAGGGTCTCGGTTTCTGTCATCTGCTCGACCGCGTCCGGAGGCCAGCGCATCATGTGCGTCAGCTCGGCGAGACGGTCATCCCACCACTCCGGAATCGAGATCTGCGCGGCGATCAGTCGTCCGAGTCCGGTGATCGCCGAACCTGAAAACCGTTGAAATACGCCGCGGCTTCAAGAAAGTCCCGAGCACACAGCGCTCGCACCGAGCTTTTCGGCACTTTCCCGATCAAGCTGATCAGCGCCACCATGCGCGCGAACGGGCCGCCCGCGGCTTCTGCTTTGCGCTTCTGCTGGTTCGTCGGTTCGCATAGTGTCAACGAGGCGATATTCAGCGCGGAGTCTTCCTTGGTGATCTGGACGGGTCTCGTCAGTTGAATGATGGTCTCGTCCGCGCTGCGCTCGGGATTCCGCGCGGCGTCGTGACCAAACGAGGCGATGAAATCTTCAGCCTCGTCGATCTGACTGCCATACATCTGGTCGATCACATCGACGGGCACACCGCTAAGAAGCGCGATCAGCGCGACCGACGTGCCATACACACCCGATGACTGCTCGGCCTTCTCATAGTCACCAGCAAGCGGCTCGCGAAGAGTGATCTCGCTCACCACGGTCTCCGCGTCGTCCTTGCCGTGCTTCAAAGGCTTGCGCAGAACGATCGTTTTCGTTTCGCTCATCGATTAATTCTCCGTGATACAGCCCTGCAGACCTTCCCATTTCACAGGGAATTTCGCTTCGACGGTGTCGACGTCACTCGGCTCAACGGTCCACATGTTTCGCCCGATTACCGTCTTGCCGTTTGCAAGCTCGAGCACCACCGTGACATTCGTCATGGCGTTGACCGCGGCGAGGCTCAAGCCGCCGGAGTCTCGGATCGACGCGCTGATCGACGGCGCTTTCGGCATTTCACTGAAGCCATGCACCGTATCCTGTCCGGATTTCGTCTCACGCGTGACCTTGGCGACGTCATACTTAAGCTCGCCTTCGAGCTGGTAATTCACTCCATCGACCGACAGATACGCGGTACCGGCGATGAGGCCTGTGTTGTTCGCCATCTAAGGCTCCCAGAAATGACAACGCCGCCCGGATTAGTGGGCGGCGCTATGCGTTGACGGACAGATCAGGACTGCGTGGTCGAAAGACGGAACTGGGCCAGCAGCGCGAAGATGCGCAACTGGTTGATCAGCGTACCGGGCCACAGCACGTCGACGCGGTTCGGGTTCGACGCGTTCTGTTCGACGATGATCGATGCTGCGAAGATGTCGCTGCCCTGCACGTAGCCTTCGTACTCCATCGCTCGGTATTCCGCGATCTGGTCAGCCTTGATGAGTTTCGGCGTGACGATTCCCGAGCCAGGGGCGAATCGCGTGCCGTCGGCAGCGAGCTTCACGCGCGCGTACTTCGTCGTCACCATCGTGCGCAGTCGGCGCAACACGTAGGTCAGGAGGAACATCGTCTCGATTTCGAGATAGCTGTTGTCCGGCTGCCCCGATGCGTTCGTCTGGTATGTCGTGATCAGGTTTTCAATCGCGACAGTTCCATCGTCGGCGACGGTGAACGTCGAAATGCCGTCAAACAGAAGCGTGTTGCGCTGGCTCAGATTGAATCGCGATTGCAGCGGCGGCGCCGACACTCCGGTCAGCGCAACGGTCTGCATCGGGATGCCAGGATCCGCGCGCACGCTCACGGCAGTGACTGCCGCAACCGTCGCAGCCCATTGCCACGGCGGCGTCGGCGAGTCGTTGAAACCCATCACCGTTTCGTGCTGGTTGTTCCGGCCCGTGCCGAACGTCGTGAGACTCGCCCACGTCGCGCGGTACGCATAGAACGCATGCCCGAACACCTGTTGCTGCCAGCTCCATCGCCCGGTCGAATCGTTCAGGAACGCTTTGATCGCATCCATCGAGGTCGTATCGGTGAACGCGCACGCGATGAAGTCGAACGGCATGTCGAGCAGGTTGCCGAGCGCCGTCGTCAGCGTCGGGTTCGTTGCGCCGCCGGTCATCGCCGTGATCGTCGCTGCGAATCCCGTCGGGAACACTTCGCCATTCGCCGCGCCCTGATAGTTGAAGCGGATGTCGATGTCGTTGCCGACGAGGCCCTTGTTGTCGGCCGTCAGGTTGACAGTGCTGGTCGTGACCGCTGCGGTTACCGGCATGCCCGGAATCGCATTGATCGCCGCGGCAATAGCCGTCGCAACTTGCGCCGTCGTCTGACCTGCCGCGACCGCGACGGAGACCAGCTGCCCGACAATATAGAGCGCGAGCGTGCCGTTCGCCGTCGGGGCGCCGGTGACAGCAATCGAACCTGTCGCAGCAGTCGCGCCGGCAGCGTCAGCCAGCGGCAGGCACCACAACTCGCCAAACGTATCATTCTGGCGGTATGCGGCCGTCATCAGTGCGAGTACTGAATTCGCGCCGAATTGGGTGTTTGCGTCGCCCGTACCAGCGGAGAGCAGCGGCACATTCTGCGCAGCGGCGCCGGTCGTCATGGGACCGATCAGCAACGCGCGCTGATTCGCGACCGCCGAGTTGGCGTGCGAGTTATCGATCTCAGCGAAGAACAGCGGCGTACGCAGGTTCTGCGGGATCTGTTTGAACGGGACGGTCATTGCGCGTCACCCCCGGCCATCTTTGTTGCGGTTGCGGGCTCCGGCGTTTCGATTTTGACGTCGCCGTCGTTCGCCACGCGTGTCCAGAAAATATCGCCATCCGGCACTTCGATGCCTTCAGGCGGCAGAAACTGCTTCGTGACCGGATGCCGCACTTTGAGGCCCGGTGCAGGTTTGACGATCATTCGTCACCTCTTAAGAGAATGTTGCTTTGACGAAGCCTTCAGCCCGTCCATCGGGGCCTTCGGTGCGCGGTGCCGGCTTCACGGCGTCGGGGAACGGCGGGTTTGCATATGTGCCCGTCGGGTCGTACACGTTCACCATGTCGGCAGTCAGATCGATCTCAGCGAGTTGCGCAGTGACGTCCGGATAGAACGTCTCGTACATCTGCACGCCGAGCGAAATCAGCATTCCGCCGATGTGCGTCTCGCCCTCAGCGCTCACATCCGTCTGAGTCCGCACGAACGGGAAGTCCTGCGCGAGATTGCGGAGAGGCACGCTCTTGAAAACCGCCGCCTCGATGTCTGCTTGCAGACCTTCGAGCGCAAGCAGCGCCGCCGGACCGGAGGCAGCCGACACTTCGACGCGAATCTCGAAGATGCTCGTCGTGTCGAAAGCGGTCTGCCCGCTATTGCCGAGCGACCGCTTCTCTTCACCGCCGTAACGCACCTTGATCGCTGGGAGCTTTCCTGCAATTACATTCCAATCGCCCGGCGAATACAGATGCGCACTCACCGCGCCAAGCACGGAAAGCAGCGCAGCGCGGAAGTCCGCGCGCGCGGTCGGATCAGACATCGGTTTGCCCCGGTACGTTGAGCATCAGACGAGCACCGCCCCTACTGTCGGGATGAACTTCCCGCACTTCCCATTGCTCACCTGTCCCGACGATCACAAGCTGATCGCCTTGCTGCGGCAGAGCGTTCGAAGGGAATTGCGAGAGCTGCACGCCGAGCGTCGGCTGAGATGTCGAGACCAAAGATCCGGTCTCGACGTTGACGGCGAAAAACGCCTTGTCATACACGCCGCTTACCTGGAAGGCCGGAGCGCCGTTGAGCGACATATAGGTCACCGGCTCGCCGAAGACACCCATCAGCGGGCCGATGACCTCGGCATTCCAGTTGATGGGCATTACGCCTCCGAACGACCGCCGACGAGAACTTCCGGACGCGTGCAGAGGTACAGCGGGTAGGAATAGACTTCCATCTTCCACCACATGCGGCGATCGCGATCGATGATCGGCAGCACATAGACCGGCGCGCCGGGCTGGTTGATGAACTCGGCGGATTCACCGGGCGCCATCACTTCCTGGAAGATGCCAGGAGCATTGACCGGGAAGAACTTGACCTTGTCGTCCGCGATCTTTACGGTCGAGTTGTCATCCGAACCGCGGTAGTTGACCCACGTGACGCCGTCGAAATCGAACGAGCTGAACGCATCGCCGAACGCATCGTTGCGGATGTCCTTCGCGCCTTCCCAGTTCAGGAACGTGCGGATCACGTCCGTGTGATTCGAAAACTGGTCATAGAACACGTCGCCGCACAGCGCCATGATCTTCGTCTGGTTCGTGAACGCGCCTTGAGCCTTGCGGCCCATGTAGCGTTTGATCCCGTTGATGATCGGGCGCAGGCTGTTTTGGACACCGGCCTGCAGATTGAAGGCAACTTCCGTCGCCTGCGTAATCTGGAATTCGTCGAACCAGTTGTAGAGCACGCTGCCGTCGGCCGGATTCAGCACCAGGCCTTGCACCGCTGCGAGGCGCAGGTATTCCTTCGTGTATTCGACGCTCGCCAGCAGACCCGTCGGGCCCGCCAGACGGCGCGCGACTTCGCGTTCGAGCTGCATCGGCACCGTCACGATTTGACCCGTCGGGCCTTCCGGGAACTCGCGGATGTTCTGGATTTCGTACGTGTGAATCGTGTCATCGTGCATCAGACGCGGCACGTCGAAGTAGCGCATCTTGCGCTTTTCCGTCGTGCGCTGCGTGCCCTCCGCGCCGCGCTCGCTGAAGCCGATCAGCTTCAGCGTGCCGGTGCGCTCTTCGACCGACACGGCCGTCGTGCGGATCGGATTCGGGTCGAAGATGTTCAGCTGACCGAGCGCGGCCGGTTGATAGGGGTTGCGTTGCACACCCTGCGTGAGGGCCAGCGCGCTGAATGCGTCGCCGTTAAATATGTCAATGATTTCGCCAGCCATGGCTTATTCCTTAAAAAAGAAAAGCCGCCTTGCCGGCGGCCTCAATGCATTCACGAAAAGCCGCCGGGAGGCGGCATCTGGTCAGGTGGCGATTAGCGCGGGATGATGGTCAGTGCCTTCAACTGCGCGAGCGCGGCGGTGATCGCAGCGGCGCTCATGCCCGTCGGCCACACCAGTTCCGATGCGTTGACCTCGGCGAGACGGACGACCACCGCGCAAGGCTTATCCGCGCTCGTGACGTCCTTCGTCGCGAACAGGATGCCGCTCGGCACCTGCGAGCCATCGACGTTGGCGGGATCGAACGGCTTGTACTTGCTCGAGCCAGCCGCGACCGTGACCGAGAAGCTGTCGCCGGGCACGAACGCGGTGCCGCCTGCGGTGATCGTGAACGAGAGACCACCTGCCTTGAAGGCAACGCCCGTCGTGCCGTGGCCGACTTCGGCGCCCGTCGGATCGGACACGACGAAGTGCGTCGCGTCGTCGAACTCGACCGAATAGACGCCGGCTTTGGCTGCGTAGCCCTGCACGCTCAGCGAGCCGATCGTGCCGTTGCCGGTGTTGGTGCCGGCCGCCGATGCGATCGACGGATTGCCCGGCGTGGCCGTGGTCGTGAGCGTGAACGAGTCGCCTGCCGCGAACGGCGTGCCGCCGGCGGTGATCGTGAAACCGATGCCGAGACCGCTGAATGCGCTACCGACAGTACCAGTAGCCGTCTGGCCGTCCGGGGCGGTCACCGTGAACGCCGATGAGCTCGTGAGCGCCACGTTGTACGTGCCGATCATCGTCGCCGGCGCGGCTTGCGGCGTGATCGTGCCGAACGTGCCGTTGCCAGTGTTCGTGCCAAGTGCGGCAGCGGCGGCAGTCAGAGCCGACAGGACGGTGCCGAGCACCGTCCCCGCGAACACCTTCACGCCACCGGTCAGCGTGCCCTGTTCGATAGATTGGTGGCCGTTCGCCTGCGAGACGAGAAAGCCACCGTTGTGCCAGTTTTCCTGAAACGGCGCGTAAGTCGGGTTACCCATGATTCAGTTCCTTTGGGGCAGAAGGTTGATTAGCGGCGATGCGGGTTTGCGGCCTTGAGATTCGCGTCCCAGCGTGCCGCCAAGGCTTGCTGCTGGGACGGTTTGGCGCCACCGTCTGCACCAAGGTTCGGGTTTCGGGCTGCACGGCTTGCGTGCGCAGCCGACGCCGGAGCGGGCGTTCCTTCGAGCAACGCGATAGCCTCGCTGCGTTTCATCTGGCCTTTGAACGCCAGATTTGCTGCGAGAACCGGGTTGCGGGCAGCAGCCGGCGACGCAAAGATCGCCGCGCAGCGAGCGCGCTCGCGTCGACGTGCGCGTGCGACGGCGCTCTTGCCGCGCATCTCGTCGTCATCGTCATCAGCAGCCGGATCGCTATCCTTGTCTTCCTCGGCCCGACGCGCTTCTTCCTCCTTCTGGCGCTCTTCCTCAGCCTTGCGCGCTTCCTCTTCCTTGCGCTCTTCTTCGGCTTTTCGCGCTTGCTCGTCTTCTTCGTCGAGCTCTTCCATGCGCTTGGCGTAGTCGTCATCGGATTCGCCGTCACGCTGCTTGCGCTCGTCATCCTGTTCCGCCGCACGTGCAGCACGCGAAGGCAAACCGGCGAGATGGGCGAACGAGAGCCCGCGCGCCGCAAGGGTGCGAATACTCATATGTAAACCTCTTGGGGGTGGGAAATGTCAGCCCAGCTCTTTGAGCAGGGATTGAAATGCCTCGTCCGGCGCCATCACTGCGTCAGCGAAGCCGATCTCGACACCAGCGGCGCCGAGAAAGGTGGTTGCCTGCGTCTTACGAACGACGTCGGCGGAAAGGTTGCGATTGCGGGCGACTGTCTGGACGAAGAGTTCGCCCATTTCGTCCACTTCCGCCTGATACCTGTCGAGCGCCTCTTTCGAGAGCGGATTGAACTGGTTGCCGTCTGCCTTGCGATCGCCATACTTGATGATCGTGACGGTCAGACCAGCTTTGTCGATCGCCTTGCTTTGGTCGACGTGCATGCAGATCACCCCCACACTCCCGGTTCCTCCCGTGCGCGGAACGGTGATTTGCTCGCATGCACTGGCAAGTGCATACGCTGCGCTGAAGGCCGACTCATTGAGAATCGCGAGTGTCGGCTTGATGCTGCGTGACGCGTAGATGAGATCAGCGAGATCGAAGCAGCCAGCGACTTCCCCGCCGGGGGAATCGATCGACAGCACGATCGCCTTAACCTGCTCGTCGCTCAGCGCAGCGAGAAAATTGTGGCGAATCGCGTTGTAACCGAGCATTCCCGAGGACGGCCGCAGGTTGCTGCTCTTCTGTACCAGCGTCCCGGAGACGTCGATTATTGCAACGCCTTGGTCCAGGTCGTATGGCGTTTCCTGAACCTGCATGCTCTCGTCGTCATCCCACTCGTCGAAAGCCATCGGCTTCACGACGAGCGGCGCACCACCGGCGAATTCGACATCAGAGATCCCGAACCGACCAGCAAGCACCCTTGCGATCACCTGCCCTTTGGCAGGGTGGACCGCGAGCGGCACGTCAAAGACGCGAGCCGCTGCGAACGGATAGGTTTTCATTGCGGTTGGGGTTCCTCAGGTGGATCAGATGCATCACTCGCATCCTTACCGCCGGTCCAGTCCGGCAACGGTATGCCGTGCTCTTTAAATGTCCGGATTTCGATGGCACGCTGGGCAATGACTTCCTCCCAGTCGCGACCTTGCTCCGCAGCTTCGTCGCGCAGAGTGGACAGTCCGATGTCCATCCCGAGCGCCGCGCCCTGCCGCTCCTTCACCGGATCGACCCAGCCCCGCGCTACACCGAGCCATCCGCAACGAGCATATGCAGTCGATGCCTCGATGAACTCCGGAGCGCCGCTTGGCAGCACAGATCTCAGATCACCGCGCTCCATTACTTCCTGCAGCCAGGTTGCATACATCGGCGTCGCCGTGCCGATCTTGAACTCGGCGCTCCTGCGATTCAGCGTTTTCCAACTTTCAAGCAATGCGGCACGTGCGCTCGAATAATTGGTCTTGCTCCAGTCTTGCGTGATCTGCTCTGCGGACACACCGAGCGCCGCGGCGATCGACCGCAGCATCTCGTGGGCGAATTCGCCGAAGCCACTATGCGGATGCGCCGCAGCCACCTGTTTGATTTCTTCGCCGGGCGCAAGCGTCGGCACGCGAACACCGTTGAGCATCGCCGGGCGCTCTTTCGCCCAATCGGCGCGCAGGTCCTGGTAGTAGCCCATCTCCTGCTCACCGCCTTCGGAATCCATTGCCGCCTCGATCATCGCCGGATCGTAGGGGCTCGTGACGTATGTTCCGAAGATCGTTGCGACAGTCGCGGCTTGCAGCTCGATGCCGTAATAACGTGCGAGCATCTTCGCGTGCGAGAGCACCGGCGTGAATATGCCAATGCCTCGGTTTTGCCCGGCCCGGTCGCGCTCGAAGTCATGGATTACCCGGCGCCAGCCGTCGTCATCCTCGCGCTCGATGCGCTCCCACTCCATCGACTCGTACGCGTTGTACGTATCGTTCTGATGCGCCTTGCGGATGTGGTACGCGAGCGGCACCCCGTCGTCATTGATCTCCACGCCACCGCGCAGATACTTTGTGTCGACCATCTGATACGGGTTGGACAACCGATCAGGATCAACAACGAGAAACGCCGTTGCGTATCGGGCCGCGCCACGCCCGATGCGATCCGGAAACCAGTGGTTGACGATCAGGTCCTCACCGTCAATCAGCTTGTGTCGGAGCGCGAGGCGCATCTGCTGCGATGTCGTCAGCTGCCTCGACACATCGTTCCAGTGCCCGAGGTCTTCCGAATAGACACGCCAAAGAGCTTCAACTGCCTTACGGAATTCATCGGCCCATATTGCATCGAACTTCTTACCGAACAGCCGCAGGTACTGCCAGTCCGGATTCGAAGAAAGGCGCAGATGCGCCCCGACCGTATTGTCGAGAATGCGGGTAATGCCACCGCTCGCCCAACCATCATTCCGGGAAAGATCTCGCGCCCGCGCAACCATGCGGTCGCGCCAATAGTTGATTTCCGAGTCCGGCGAGCGAATCCACGGATTCCAATTGCCCATCTCCGGCGTGTCAACGCGCGACGCTTCGTACGGGTAGATGCTCCCGTATGGCTGCGTCACACTGCCGGGAATGGCCAGTGGTGCGCCCGACCCAGAATCTGCGCGCGCACGGCCGCCGGCTGGCAGATCCCCGAAGGGTTTGCCAGTCGAATCGACGATGAGTGACATCAGAAGTAGATCCTGCGAGCGCGGTGATAGTGCGGGATGATCCCGAGGGCTTTCTGCAGCATCTGAATGCTGCGCATAATCTGAGCGATGTCGCTCTGCTGATACGTGACCGACTTCGTGCCGTCGCCCTGGTTGTAGGTGGCTGTCACGATCTTTGACCCCGACGACAGATCGAAGTAAGCCGCCTGAAGAGCGGCCAGCCTCGACTGCATGTCAGCAGTACTCATCCCGTCCGTGATAGCCATTTCTTTCCTATGCGAGGCGGCTCGTCAGCTTTTTCCTGACGGGTTTTGCATCTGTTGTTGATGGCGTCGGCGTCGGCGCCGCCGGTTGCTCCGGAGCCGGCCGCGGCGCCCACGCCTGCTGCGAAGCGTCGTAATCAAGCGGCTGCGCAACGAGATCCGCACGGCGATTCAGCTTCATCCCGAGATGCGTAAGACCGCATAGCGCGGCGTATGCATACACGCGGCAATCGAGCGCTTCGTTCGCGCGGCCTGACGGCAGTTCCCACACCCGATATTTCTGGCCACCCGAGACCTTCACGACGGATCGCTCCGACGTGAGCTGCTCGAAGTAGCCGATGTCGCGATCGTTCGGGAAGTGCATGTAGCCCGGACCCGGTCCTTCGACGTGCAGGCGGTTCCGGATCGTGTCCTTCGCCGCATTAACGCCGAGAATCACCGGACGGAAAGACGCTTTCGTCTTTCGCGTCGGCCTCTTGATCGGCCAGACTGGATTGCGCTTGCCGCTGACTGCCGACTCGCCCTTGATCGCCCAGACCTTCCGACCGAGACGCGCTTTCGAGAAGTCGTAGACCTTCTGCGTGTGGTGGCCGCCCGAGTCGATACAAACCGCCATCGCTTCGAACGGGCGTCCGTCCGCGCGATGCCAGATACGATTCAACAGCGCGTCGAGCCGATCCCATGGATCAGGCGTTTCCATATCGCCTTCGATCACCTCATAGGCAATCGACCAGCTCTCTTCGTTGCGCCCCCAACCAACGACTTCAACTTCGAAGCGATAGTCCTGTGTGTCAACGCCGATCGTGATCACGGCGACGCCATCGGGCACTTCCGCCGCCCAGCGTTCGCCGCGCGCAACCAGCGCCTCGAGGCGAAGCACCTTGCCCGAGTTCGGGCGATACGGCATACCGGCCTGCGTGTTCCACCAGGTCTGCTTCTTCTCTTCGTCGCCTTCGGCCTTCAGCCATTTCGCCGCAATGTCGGACGGCTTGTCTTTCTGCCACGGGCTGTAGAGCTTGCTCGCCTGAAAGCCGGCATGCTCGTTATCAACCTTCCATTCGCCGCAATCCGGGCACTTGGCGCGATACACGGCGTGGCGATCGCTCTCCCACCAGTCCCAGACCTGAGCGATCGCAGCGTCAACCGTCGCCTCACGCGAGTCTTCCGGCCCGCGCCATGCGCGTTCGTACGCATCAAGCGGGACGTGTCGAGCGCCGCAGCATTCGAACGGCCGCGTCTGATGCCAGCGCGCAGTCTGTAACGCCCGCAGTCGATCGCCTTCCGACCAAATTTGGCCGCAGGCCTCACACGAAATCCGCGCTGTCTTCGGGAAGTGCTCGACGACGTTGCCGCTGTCATCGCGCCGCTTGTCCCAGTCAACGTGCTTGAAGAAGTCGGGGAACATGCGATGCCCGCAATGCGGGCACGCGATCGACGCGCGACGCTGGTCCGAGTCCTTGTAACTCCCCTCGATGCGGCTTTCGTCTTCAACTGTCGGCGAGCATGCACGGATCGACAGCCAGTTGACGCCGAACGTCGCCGTACGCTCTTCGGCTAGCGCGATCGGCTCGCCTTCGCGGGTCACTGGATACTTGTCGACCTCGTCCGCGAGGATGACGCGCACCGGACGTCGCGCAAGGTTGTCAGGGCTACCCGCACCAGCCAGCGCCAGAAACCCGCCGGGAAACGCCTTGAACAGCAGTGTTTCATCGGCATTGCGCGTCTTGCTCGTACCGACGATCTCGCGAAGCACCGGCGTCACGCGGATTAACGGGCTGATACGTTCCTTGCTGAACTGCTCGGCTGCATCCTCTTTCGGCTGCAGAAGCAGGATCGGGCATGGATCGAGGTGTGCGAAGTACCCGAAGACATTTTCCAGCAGCGCGGTCTTCAGCAACTGCGTGCTCACCATCGTCGTGATGACATGCACGCCCGGCTCCGTCACCGCGAGCATCGGCCCGCGCGCGACCTCGACGGTCGAGGTTTCCCAGTTGCCTGAGGTGCTGCCGGCCTCCTTCGCGAGCTTGCGATAGGTATCAGCCCATGCTGGCACGCTGATGCGCGGCGGCGGCGTCCAGGCGCGTCGTACAGAGGCGCGAAGCCTGTCAGCCTTCTCGTTCCGAGAAATTAGCTTCGGGTTCGCCGAGTTGGGCAATGTGCTTGTGGACATGCGCGGTTAGAGCCTCGACAACTCGGTCGGCCTCGACGCCCAGATCGGCTGCCAGGATCGGACCAACCCGTGTAGGCCAGTTGAGCCACGCATCGCGCTGCGCCCGGAACTCCTCGAAGAGGATTGCTGTAGCGGTATCCAGCTCGACGAGCGACCCGGACTTTCGTTCGTACTCGAGCTGAGCCATCAGCCCGAGATAGTTCTCTTTGAAGCAGCGAGCCTCGTCGAAATTGAGCAGCTCGACGTTACCCGACAGGATTTTCTTTGCCGCTTCGCCGGCGCTCTCGCCTGCTTCGAGCGTTACCCCTTTCGCCGCCTGGGTAACAGACTGCCGCTTGTTACCCTTCGCCGCTTTCGGCGCTGGCTGGGTAACATCGGGAAGACCGTCGCGACGGTATCGCGTCAGGTTCGCGTTCGATGCTTTGACATCGATTGCATCGCCCGCAAACACAAGCCAGCCGCGCTCCTTCCACTTTGTGACTGTCTTGCGACTGACGCCGTGGAGTGTCGCGAACTCGCTCTGATTCATCGCGGGGATCTGTTACCTGTTACCCAAATTTCAAAACTCAGCGCTGGTCGAAAAACGCGGTGCGCAGTGCCCGCGTGTTCGGAAGGGCGCAGGAGGGACCCGTCCGCACCATACCGGTGCGCAATCCGTGGCTTTTTCGCAACATTCGTTGAGTATCGTTGTCACATTGCAACACCTCAGAGCTTCGCGGTTGAAACCGCGTCGCGCATCGCCTTCTCGAACTCGCGGTCGAAGGTTGCGTCGACCACCTCGAAGGCCCGCTCACCGAATTCGAGATGCTGACGCACCGGGCGCGCGTCGCCGAATCGAACGAGCAGCTTGAGATGCCCTCGCGGACTTCCCTGGACGACAGAGCCGCGCTTTCCGCGGGCCTTCGTCACTTTGGCCGACGGCGGTCGTCTCCAGACGCCCCCGATCGTTTCGCCCGACGACGTCTTGATGCTGCCAATGAAGATGTCCGGTCGTGCCTGCAATCGCTTCAGCGCGGTCTTGCTGAAGTTGCCGTACTGGTTGAGCAGCGTCTTGTCTTTCGGGTTGAGCCATGTTCTGCCCGCACCCAGCAATTTGTGATTGCCGCCAAGCTCGAATGGCTCGAGGTACGCAGCTGCGATGTCCTTGATGAACACACGCGCTTCGAGATTGGTCTTGAGCGCCCCCTTCACACCGACTGAATTGACGGTAAAGGGCGTTGGCCGGTCGAACACTTCCGGCATCGCTTCCTTCTCGGCAGCCTGTGCGTTCTTAGCGACAGCGGTAAGCGTCTTCGCTATCGCGAACGGAAGCTGCTGCTTTTCCAGCGTACTGAGAGACTTCTGCAATCTCGCGATGTCGTCTGCGACGCTGATCTGAAAGGCCGACATCAGCGTTTCAACCACGCGGATGGCGTGACATCGTCGCCCTGCGGCCCTTCGTAAAGCGGAACATCGCGCACCAGTCGCGAAGGAGCGCCGGGCGCAAATGCCGTAACCGATACCAGCGCAATCGCTCTCTCAGGCAGCAACGCCGCGTCTGTCGTGGCCTCAGTGATGATTGCTGCCACCTTGCGTTTGCCGTTCTGCCAGATCGACGAACGCATCAATGCGATCTCGCCCACGAGGGCGTCCGCATCGATTTTCTTGGACGGGCGAGCCATTCATTCACCGGATGTAAAAAAGCCCGCAGCTAAACGGCGCGGGCGAATCCGCGACTCTCATCGCAGAGGAGACATTCTTTTCGGGAATATCGGAACTTTCTGGTCTGGTGCAGGCAATGCTCCGGGTATCGCGGAACTTCATCGCACTCATCCAAGCCGACAACCCGTTCGCCGTCTATGTTGGCGCGCTCAGCCAGCCTTGCCGGCAGTCTTCGGCTTGCATCAGGACGATGAAGCGAAGGTGGCTCACATGATCGACTCCGATAGGTTTCGGCGCGCCAATGCAAAAAGCCCGCCGTCTTTCGACTAGCGGGCTTTCTGCGGACGCATCTTTCCGCGGATGATTATCGAGTACTTTTTTCAAATATGCAACTACTTTTATTGATTACTGCTGCAACGTGCATTCCATGCCTCAGAAAGCTCAATGTCGGCCAACAGCCGTGTATCGATCAGATTGTTATCCATTAGAAAGGAAAGCTGCAAACCTACAATCTCGTTGTGTGTGGAATCGCACAATGTTGATCTACAGTTCCATTCTAGGCTTCTATGATTGGACGTCACAACGGGCGCCATATCAAGTCCGTCAACAGGCATTTAGAGCCATGACCCCAAAATCCCGTCGGGGCGATCTCTCCTGGGAAAGTAGCTCAAATGACTCGAAATGTTGATCAGGTAGCGTTTCCAACGCTTGACAGACTCTTAACCGTTTTGCCAATCGAGCCGATAAGCCGTCGCAAGGAGCCATCTATGTCAACGGCATCCGCAGGACCTCTTTCTCAAGGCATCGACCCTTCGGACGTTGAGCGAAAAGCAATTAAGGATGCGGTTATGGTTTTAAACTTTGCAGCAGCAAACGCGGCGAAAGTGGAGGCATCAACAGTTCGCGAACTAACAGAGGTCGAGGCTGCGGCAAGAAGCAAAAACTGGTCGCCCGACTATTCTCAGAAACTATGGCATTCATTCAATGAGCTGTGCCTCGCGATTAAACCAGCATCGGTTGACTCAATCCTCGCCACACAACCCGTAATCGAAGTGCGAAGCTTCCCCAATATTTTTCGCAAGAGAATAATATCCGATTCCGGACACACCGCGCGATTCTATGTGTCAATACTTCTATTTCTTATTACCATCACCTGCCCGATACAATTTTATGCTTGGCTTCAGACAAATTTGATTCACGAAGGCGACGATGTATCTTCATCCATCACTAAGGAATTGCAGGATATAAATCCCGTTTTTGAGGACATTTCAAAGGAAAAGTTAAGAACAGAAGATTTTCCAAAAGCAGAACGAGTGACAGAGTCCTCACTTCGAATCATGGCAGAGTCCGAAAGACTAACACAACTATCAACAACGCTAAGTCATACGACACCTTTTTATGTAGACATAAAAAGGCTCAAAACATCACCTGACGCTGAATGGTATTCACTCCACAATACAGCCTCACAAAATGCCAACCTATCCATACAGAGTTTCCTCCAGGCGAAATCAGCTGCCAGCATTCTTATTGGCATCCTCGTTTCATTCATTCTGCCCATCTTTTTTGGCACACTCGGTGCGACAGCATTTGTCACACGACACATCCTGCAACAGATCAGCGAAAAATCCTATACCCCAACTTCTCAAGCTCGACACATCGTCAGGTTAGCTCTCGGTGCCATGATGGGATTTGTTGTCGGAATATTTGGAGATTTATCGACCAAGTTGAGTTTGTCTCCTCTCGCGTTTTCGTTTCTTGCAGGATATGGCGTAGAACCCATCTTTACATTATTCGACAATTTGATAGATAAATTCCGACCCACCGAATCGACCTCCAATACGAAAACAAATACGAGACCAATTTGAGTACCCAATGTCTAGCCCGACGAACACAGCCGAATTAACCTACGACGGCTAACCAACAAAAACAACGATTCCTTCGCAGCTTGATATGTCGCGTGCTGATCGCCCGCGCGTCCGCTGCTCCAGACAGTCCGGCCGCTTTCCTTGTTGCGCATGCTGGTCGAGATCGCCGCGCGCTGTTCGGGTGGCAGCATGTCAACGCAAAGCTGAACCTGCTCCGATTCACGATCGTCGGCCCACTGATATGCGGCCTCGTCGTCCTCTTCCGCACTCGATGGCGTGACGTAACCGCGGCAGGTGCGATCCTCAGGACGGTAGAAGTGCGAGAGCGTCTCCGCGCGCGATTGGCGAATCTGCCAGCGATACCAGTTCAACAACAGCTCTTCGATTTGTACGCTTTGGTCGAGCGTCATGGATTCCCCGTCAGTGTATTTCTTGCATCGCGGCATTTCGTAGACGTCCGTCTGCGCCTTCTGCATACCGATGCTGCACACGTATTTCGTTGTTCCGTTCCAGCGGCTGCGTTCCAGTTGGTCGCAGCCCAGACAGATGCGGTTTTGCTTCTCTTCCAGCACGATGGCTGGATCGCGGAAATCGCCCCCCCTCATTGGCACCCCGCCGATGCGCGATATTTCGAATACGGCCCGCGTATGTAACGTTCGAACCGCACGGCCGCGTCGCGCATATGATCGAGAAGCGCGCGGCTCTCGATGCAGCAACGCGCGCGAATGAATTCAGCGGCGTCATGCGGCGTAGTCGCCGGTTGACCGATCGAGCGCATCCATTCAAGGAATAGAGGCTCGTTCGCCCAGCGGCCAGCAAGGCGCGCGAGCGGACCACCTTTCGCGCGCGCCATCACGACAGCACCACCGTGAAAGAGATCCCCCAGTACATCAGCCACAGCACGAGCGCACCGTGGATGTCTGCGGACTTCGGGAACGGGAAGCAAACGACCAGGGCGCCTTTCTGCTCTTCGATCTCGCCCGTGAGCGCGCAGCCGTCGAAAGAGATGAGTTTCGCTTGTGTCGCACCATCGACGCGCTGGCGGCTGCCGTTGATCAATGCCTGCGGCACGTCGGCCCATTGGATGTATGCGTGTGCGCTCATCTGACCGCCTGCACGTACGCGGAAATCACAGCGACTGTATCGAGCACAATCACGGAGGCCATCAGCGCAAGAAAGGCAATGACGGTCGCGTTGCTGATCTTGCTGCCGGGAAGCGGCATGTATTTGAGTCGCCTGCTCATAATTTCAGTTCTCCGGCGGTTACGAATAGCCCCATTCGGTCGGCGTATTCACTGCAATCGAGGATCAGCTTCGGTGCGGGCGGCACGCGCGTGGCGCAGTACCAATCGCTTGTGATGTTCTCCCGGCTCCAGCGATCGAGCGCGTACGCTTCGAGATCGGATTCCGGTGTAATGCTCAGGGTGCCGTCGGCGAGAATCGTCGTCTTCATGTCAGACTCCGTAGCGTTTTTGCGTCGCGAGCGCCTTCTCGCAGGCCTTGCAGCGCGGATAGTTACCGGCGAGGAACAATTCCGAATCGACGGCTGATACGCGGCCGCAGAGCGAATGCCGATCGCCCCAGCGATTCAGATCGCGGCGCATCCAATGCACTTTGTCGCCGCCGAACGCTTTCAGCGCCCATTGCGGGAAGCCTCGCCCTTCTGCCGCGTTGCCGCTGAAGAATCCCTCGCGGATGCGGCCGTCGACGAATACGGCCGGCTGCATTTCACCGGGCACGATGGGCGTCAGTCGAATCACACCTTTCATCCCGGCGCCCTCACTTGACCGTGATGTCCGGCACGATCACGGAAGGCTTGAACACGACCTTGTAGTGGTACGTGCTGACATCCGCGCCATCGACCTGCTCGACGAAGTACGTCACGTTGTCGGAAAGACCGAGGAAATGCTTCTTGAAGCTCTGTGGGCCCGTCTTACAGGTGATAGACACTTCGCGCGCCTTGTCGGCATTGCCGAGTGAGCACAACCCTTCGATGCTGAGCATGTATTCGCCGGTGATGCCGTTGTAGAAGACGACGCGGCGATTGATTTGAAAGTTGTCCGCTGCCTGCGACAGGTTTTGCGATGCTACGTCGGCGTCGCTGCATCCAGCCAAAACAGCCGAGCCAAAAGCCAGCAACAGATACACGACCTTCTTCATATTGGTTCTCCCGTTCATGGTTGGTTCGTTACATCCCACTCAAAATCGCCGCTCTCAAGGAACGGCCTCAACGTTTTCAGATGTGATGCTGTCCAGACCTGCACGCGCAATGTGCCGTCGGGCTGAAACGGGCCAAGCGCTGATTCGCGAACGTCATCCGGCACGAGAACGTCGGCGTAGATGAAATGCCCGCGCGCGTATTTGTCATGCGACTGACGCTCCGGACCGATCAGGCGAACGGCCGTGAACCAGCCACCGTAAGAGTTGTTCTGCCGCCGACCGCGAACCCGGCTCATCGTCTTCACGGGAATATTCGCGAACACCTGCATTAAGCTGCCTCCTGCAATTCAATCCCCAACTTCCTAGCGCGCACAGGCTCCCAACGCTCGTACGCACGATCCCAAACATCGAACTTGACCTGTCTCGGCGTGCCGACGGTGTTCTGATCGATCCACCGATGGCACGGCCCGCAGCCAGGCACGGTGAATTTGTTGTCGGCCTTCATCGCACCAGCCTTGCCGTGACGGCCTTGATTCGAATGGCAGTCGACAACCGATTCATGCGCCCAACCGACCGAGCAGCACACGCCCGACACGAGCAGGTAGCACTCTTCGCCGCGGCACGCGTCAATGAAACGCTTGCCCTCGGCGACCGTCACGCGCTTCACGCGCCGCTTCATCGCAGTGTGGCGCGCGAGCGTCTTGCGATCCGCCAGCGCGAACGGCTTCGGCTCTTTGCGCTTGAATCCCGTGCGCGCGAGCGGGGTGCGGCGCTGGAGCGGTGCAGAACGCCTCATCTTGCGCACCAAGCCCCGTAGAGAATGGCCCCGGTATAGAACGCATGAATAGGCCAGCCATCACTAAAGAGCGGCATGCCAATATGAAGCGTGTAGGCGAAGAAAGCGGTGCCCATCACGCAACCGATGAATGTCTTCACGCAGCCTCCGCTTCCGCCGGCGCGAGCACATCCGCACTCAACACGACTATGCCGGCCGCAAAGCCGACGATCGTGCTGGCGCGATAGGCCGGCAAACCCAAGTCGTGCAAGAGATTCCGCTCAATCGGCGCCCCTCTCGACTTCTCCCAACCGGGAAGCATTGCGATACCGTCGCAGTCGACGGCCAGCTTGATGTCGACGCGCATGTAATCGAGCCACGTTGCGTCAGGGCCGAGTTCGACAAGCGCCGGATTCTCGACCTCGAATCCCAATGCGCGCAGCCGTGCCGCCTCGGCGTGAAATGCCGGCTTGTTGAGTTCGGGAAGGTCAGTCATCGGGCCGGAGAGATAGAGCTTCATGCTGCAGCCCTCCCGACCGTCACCATCGCGTGCATCGATGCCGCGACGAGATCAAGCGTGATCGCCAGATTGGCGTTGCGGTCCGCAGCGCGCATCTTCGCCTCGATCCATTTCTGGCTGGCCTTGTATTCGTCGGAGTGCGGATATTTCTTCCCGGTCCATGAGAACGTCGGGATCTTCCCCTCGGATGTGGCGACCAGGTAGCCGGCTGCGACCAACGCGTCCACCTTCCGCGAAATAGCCTTTTGATCGCTGCCCAGCTTCGCCTTGCACTGGGGGCGCGTCGAGTTTGGGTGCGCCTCGAAGAACTCACAGACGAGCCGCTGCTCCATGCTCATCGTGCGATTCCGCGTCTTTTTCGCTTTGGTGCTCACTTGACCTCCACAATCGTCAACCCGCGCGCGGCCATCAGGTGGCGCTTGAGGCGGTATCCCTCGGTAATTCGCCCTTTCACGTCCTCGATCACCGTCTGACCGTTGCGCTCATAGACGAAGTCGGCGACGTAGCGCAGCGCGGGTCGTTTTCGACCGGCGATCACCACCGGCTCGGCCAGGATGAACGGCACCTGCAACTCGAGTTCGCTGATCTCGCCGCGCGCCTGCATCTGAACGAGCTCGTGCCAGCGCTTCATCTCTGCACGGCTGTCGAACTTGACCCCGCCCGACTCGCACTTCTCGTTGCGGTATTTCGACGGCTTCTTCGATTTGTCCGAGCGCGGCGCAAGTCCGTGCACGCGCGCGATGTCTTCGCGCGTCACGCGCAGAATCTCTGCGAACGGATCGTCGGAGTCGTCTAGCGCGCTGGTCTGCGGCGGCACGCCGGTCTTTTCGTAAATCCGGCGCTGCGCCGTTGTCATCGCCGACAGGGATGCCTCGCGCACGCGCGCAGTGCCGACTTGCGTCGTGCCTTCCGGATAGCGCAGAGCGTTCGTGCGGCTCGTCACGCGGCCTCCTGGAGCGCGGCTTTCTCGCGCGGGATGTCGTTGAAGTACGCAAACAAGGCTTCGCCACGCGTCTCGCTCTCACGGCTGACCGTGCGCAGCAGGTCTTCCATCCATTCGCCCGGCCCGGCCAGCTTGCAAACCTTCGCCTTGAACTGCTCGAAGTACCGGAACTTCGAACGATCGACGCCAAGCTGGCGACCGCGCTCGAGGTAGCCAGCTTCGGTTTTCCACCAGCCGTCCGGCGCCGTCGCGGCGCCCTTGCCAGCAGCATCCGCGTCGGTCGCTTCCCAGATGCCGGTCCAGCCGCGCAGCACCGACTCGTCCACAGCATCAACGACACTCTTTCCGCTCTCGTGAATCCGCTTGAGCTTTTTCAGCGTCACGTTTGCCGCTGCACCGGTCCATGGAACATCAGCCTTCTTTTCCTTGGCCTCGCGGTGTTCGCACCACGCATCCCAACATTCGAATGGCAACCAGTCGGGCAGTTCGATGTTCAGAAGTTCGGCATGCAACGCAACTCGCGGCACACGCCGCGCGAATTGCTGATCTAAGTTCTTCTCTTGCTGTACTAAAGCAATCTTGGTGTCGAAATTTGGAGGGGCTTCAGGTGAAATTTCACCCCCTTCAACGTGGGATTTGGAGGGGCTTGAAGTGGGATTTGAAGCCCCTTGCAATTTGGAGGGGCTCGAATTTTCATCCCCCTTAGTGCGTCGAGATTTGGAGGGGCTTTGTTTTTCACCCCTCTTCGCGCAGTACTCGGCAAGTGTCGGCGGGCTGAGCGAGATAGTCTTGCCGGTGCGCTGATCGACGCTCTGAACGATCGTCGCGCCTTCCGGTGCCAGCATTTGATAGATGACGATGCTCTGCGTGCGGCCGAGGCGCTTATCCGTCTCCAGCAGATAACCGAGTTCGATCAGCTTCTTCCGGGCGCTCCGGATCGTCTGAATGTTCAGTTCCGTGTCGAGCTCGAGCTCTTCGTTCGTGACCCACGTCGAATAGTCCTCGCTAGCCCAATTCGCGTAGGTCTTCAGCAGCGTCTTCGCCGACGAATCGCCGACACGCTGACGCTTAGCCCATTGGTGCGCGTATCCGCTCATTGCGCAGCTCCCAGCTTGACGCGAATCAAATGCATCGACCGCGCAGGCGATTTCGTCTCGACGAGACCCGCACGTGCGAGGCGCTTCAACTGATCGCGGACGCAGGACGGCGAAAGGCCGCAAACGCTGGCAAGGTCAGCCGTCGAAATCAGGACTTCGCCAGTGGACACTGCGGCGCGATGTGCAACGACGCAAAACACCCATTTGGGGATACCGGGCAAGCTGACGTCCATTACGCCATTGACGAGGTGATGGCTCATTGGGCGACCACCCGCTTAGTCGCGAGAAGCTGCTGGCTGGACTGCGTCGCCAGATCCTTGCGCGAGCCGACAACGAAAAGGCGCTTCGCGTCGAGCAGCTCGCGAACGCGGCCGCAGACGCTGCACAGCTTCATGTTGGTGATGGCGGCGATGTCCTCGCGGGTCAGCGGCGGGATACCGTCGCGGAAGGCGTTCATAACCATCTTCTGCTTGGCGGTCAGATCCTTCGGCGCGAGCGCGTGATACGCGTCCTGCGACGTCTCAGCGACGACGTGACCCGAGCGCGGACTGATGAATTCCGTCTGCATGGCGGATCTCCGGTCAAAAAAACCAAGTGCTCGAGTGCTGTTCCATGGTCGGGGCCGAGCGCTTTTCGCCGTTCGGGTGCGTGTCGACCATGTAGAAGCGCTTCGCGCGCTCCCGCTCTTTCGCGCTAGCGTGCGGAGCACTGCGGGCGCCATATCGCAAGTCGGTAGCAACTCCAATGCGGCGGCCAGCGAAGGAAACCAGCGCCGAGCCGAGTCGTGCGATTTTATTCATGGGTGATCTCCTGCGGCGTCTGCCGCGTAGGACTACTAATCGGAAACATAAGGCGGCTGGCATTCCAATCGCCTTGTGTTGCAGATCAGCTTCTGATCCCCGTCGAGATGACCGCGTTTCAGCGGCCATCCCCGTTAATGCTTCGTTTCCTGGTGAGATTCGAGTAGCAGTGGGCCCAATACTCGGAATGCTTCTGCCACTTCCGGTTTTTGTGCAGCTTGTTTTTCAATTCCTTTCAACAGTTCGTCTTTGTCATTGCCCCCAACCTGCTTACGGGCTTCCTCTGCGGCCTGTCGGCCTATGCGAAGAGCCTCGTCATGTGTCATTTCATGGCGTCTCCTGTCTCTGTATCACCTCTTCCATCAGCGTCAGCATCGCCATACGAGACAGCCATTGCGATACGGCGCGGTTCCCCACAACACGCTCATAGTCAGCGACCAGACGAGCCGGCAGATCCTGCCTCGCCTTTCCGTGACGATCGACAGCCACGCGATTGAGCATGTTCGACATGTGCGACGGCGGCACGTCGAGCAGCTCGGCACACGTTCTTTGCGTCATGCCGCGCACGGCCCGGTTATCCCAACCGAGCACAACGGCATCACGGAAAGACGCGCATGCGGCTATCTGCTCGCGCGACAGAAACTTCGCCGACGCACGACTCTCGCGCATCACGGGCTCCAGAACAGGTGCAGCGGCCTTATGCGGCGTTTGTTCCATCTGCATCGTTAGGTCCTATTGAAAAAAACAAACGGGTTACGACTGGAGTTACGACTTGGCATGCATTTCAAATGAAGGGGTCGAGTGACCCCTTCATTTCCGAACATGACTTCACTGCTACTTCTTCAGAGCACCTACGACCGTGTCAGAATTGCGCTTCCACACGTTCAATCCATCAACAATCGAGGCGCTCATGACCGAAAAACTCAAAACCATCACAGTTGGCGAGCTGCGGAACCAGCTGGAAAAACTTCTGACCTACCCGGACTGCACGACCGTCACGTTTGGCATCGGCAATCTTTCGCTGTCATCGATCAAACCAACCGGCTACACGGATCGAGACAGGGCAACCCCATCCAACATCAACTTCGAGTTCCTGCAGGACTATCAACTGACCTTCGATCCGGAGGCCTGATCCGTAGCCAATCCGAGCGAACCGTAATTCCAGGGAAGCGGCTCGCCCGTCGCAAAATTGAGAACCACTGCTGCGAGCTGCTCGCTGGTTCTGCATGTCTCTTTCTCGATACGGCTCGTGTTCGGGTTGCTTCCCGGCGAGTGGATCTGCACAAAGTAGTGGTCAGACTTAATCTGGATCGTTATCAAGCAGCCGTCCCGGGGATAACTCTCGTCGAGCGTCTCAGGAAATTGCGGCCGAACGTAAACGGCATCCGGTTTCTTTACAGGCATTTGTTGCATCCCATATCAAGCCGCCTCCCTGCGGCAGGCTCGCGCCATCTTGCTGCCCTTTTTGATACCGCCGACCGGGGGTTGAACGTCGTCGGAGGCCTCCATGCGTTTGGTCTCCAGCAGATCGGCGAGAAAAAGATCGGGGTGCGCAAGCTTTACACTCGCTGGTATGCCGCGCTTCTTCCAGTTCTGGATGCGCTGCACGCCGCCCGCCGCCTTGTCGTATCCCAGAAGCTCGGCGAGCTTCGCGGGACCACCAAGGTCCTCGATGATCTGCGCGTCGGCAGCGATGTCGGAGTGTTTGCTCATAGTGCGTTCATTAAACACCATGTTTAAACAAAAAGCAAACGCCACGTGTAACAACAAAACGTTTACCTCGGCGACAATCCGTGCCATGACAGAGTCCATACATCCGACCGCAGCGCGACTGCTGTTAGCTGCTGCCACCCTCAGCCGGGAAGGCGTAAGCGGCCCTTCCGATCTGGCTCGGGTGCTCGGAGTATCTCCGCAGGTCGCAACAAACTGGCTGCGGCGCGGCGTCTCGAAGGAAGGGATGCTTGCGGCACAAGAGAAGTTGGGAGTGAACCCGACATGGATTCGAACCGGCGAAGGTGAAATGGCGACCGTGGGCGTGAAGCACACTGCTCCCGAAATCAAAGACCCGAATAGCATCAATAAGGCGTCCGTCTCCGAGCCTTCGGAAATCGCGACGCCGGATAATCTAGATCCGACTACATTGACTGGCCCACAGCGCATCCGGGCCGCGCTCGGCCCGCAAAACCTGACAGCCGAAACATTGGCGGGCGTTGCTGCTGTCGGCGCCGATGTCGCATCGCTATGGCTTGCCGGCCAAGGGCCCGAGCCGACCCTGATTCAGGCTGTCGCGCTCCAAAACACATATGGGGTCAACTCGGTTTGGATCCTCAAAGGTAAAGGAACACCTGGCGTCGCCGTTCGATACGACGATGAATGGCGGCCGGTTACGTTTAAGAATTGGCACCTCGTGCCGGTGAAGGGCATGGCGCAACTAGGCGATAACGGATATTGGGCTGAGATCGAGTACGGCGAGGGATATGTCGCCACGGCTAGCCTAGACAAGGACGCATACGCCGTTCGTTGCAAGGGCGACTCGATGCGCCCACGCATCAAGGACGGCGAATACGTTGTGCTCGAGCCGAACCAGCCAATCACCCCAGGCGACGAGGTTCTCGTCAAGGCGAAAGACGGCCGGGTCATGGTGAAGGAATTCGTCTACGAGGCCCAAGGAAAGATATATCTACTTTCCACCAATGAGACGCACGGAAAGATTTCCGTCGAACGCGCCAACATTGAGCATATGCATTACGTCGGATGGATCGCGAAGGCCTCCGCCTACCGCCCAGAATAATCAACGCATCGCCCTAGAGAAGCCCCGCCGAGCGGGGCTTTTTTTGTTTAGGATCGTCGGCACCCCATAAAAATATAAACACGGTGTTTGACAACAGCCTAAACATGGTGTTTAATCTCACTCAAGCGCTGGATGACAGCGCGACGTGCGGAGCGCCCTAAGCTCAGGACATTGCAGCGCAGTGTTCTGTACTTAGAGCGCATCTCACACACCACCAGATAGTCTGGAGTGAGAGATGAACGTCAGAAAAGCGATGCACCGTGCAGCAGCAAAGAGCCTCGACGGCCATTGCCGTTTTGTGGTTCGCCTCGGTCGCTCGACAGTAGTCCTCACCCTCTCTGATCTGGCCCATTGCCCGAAGGCGCGTATTCAGGTGGCGTTTGCTGCCGGAAAGCTTGTCGCGCCTCGTTGACCGCAGGTGATCGAGATGGAAGCAGCCATTCAACCGCTGTACTCCGCCGCAACGCGGGTTGTCGACGAAGTGGAATTCTTCGCTAGCGAACGCCCGCGGAGCCTCCGAAACGTCCTAGTGCACCGTTCTGTCTTTCAGCCCAAGCGCGGTGAGAGCCGCTTTGCGCGCCTTGTTATCGGGGCAGAGCACGATGACAAGATCACCGGATCGCGCCTTTGTAACGGCATCATTGATCAGACCGTTTGCATTCGCAACGTCATCGACCAGAGCGAAATGAATGTCCAGATCCGACTCAATGTCACCAAGGTCGGCAACGTCTTTAAGAGTCGATCCTTTGCGGATGATGACGTTGATCGTTTTCCTGCCAGCGTGAGACACGATCAGGTCGCCAGTGATCCCTCGGATGATTTTGCTTGTGATTTTCATAAGATCCGCGCGCTCAACGACAGCAGCAATAAGCTGGAACGAGACGACTTGCGATTCTTTCGGATCGGCTGGAACGCGTCTGTTGCACAACGCACATCGGCGTTTCGCGGCCTTACATATGAGCAATCACGGCCATATCTATTTCGAAAACGCGTTGCTCGCTGCATGCGATCAGTTGCATGGCCGCACGATCCGTGCGTGCGCAACGATGCTGGTCTACGGTGCCGCCATTGGGTGCGTTTGGTTCCTGTGCATAGCGTGGCGAGCGGGAGCATTGTGATGCGCGAGACCATCAAGATTTGGGCTGGCGCTGCGGCTATCGTCGCGATTTACCTTCTTGCGTGCACCGGCTTCGACCACCGCGCGGCCGAATTTCAACGCTGCAGTGTGGTCCGCCGCACCTGATCCCGTAAAGGCTCACCATGGATCTGATCATTGCAATCTGCTTAGTATTCCTATTCGGTCTGTTCGTTGGTGGATTTCTGGGAATTGCTTCTGTATGCCTGTGCCGCACGGCGAAGAATCCCGACGAAACAGAGCACGAATGCAACGCGCCCTACCCGCGCATCCACAAATAACCGCAGTCCTTCACACACGGAGTTAATCAATGAAGAAGGCTTTCACACAAACCCTCATGGAGCTGCGCGGGGGTGCTGTCGTCGAAGAGGCGACCAACGAACTCAACACGCTGGTCGCGATGGTCCGCGACACCGGCAAGGCCGGGAAGATCACGATCACCCTCGAGGTGAAGCCGTTCGCCAAAGTGCAAGACGCGCTCGAAGTGACCGGCAAGGTCGTCGCGACTCTGCCGCGCGAAAAGGAAACGGCCGAGGTGTTCTTCCCGACCGTCGAAAACAACCTCTCGCGTCACAGCGAGCGTCAAACCGAGCTGCCTGGTATCTCGCTGGCAGAAGACCGCCGCTCCGCCGCGCACGGTTAATCGCGCTGCCCTCCCAAATCCCTCAACTTCAAACGGATAAACCATGCTCCACGATTTCCAAGGCGAACAAAACGTCGCCGCTGTTCTCGCCGCAGGCACGTCGCTGGCCGGCGCACAGAAGAGCCCTCTTCAGGACGGCAAGCCGTTCGTCGTCGTTCCGGAAGGTTACACGGCGCTACCGCTCACAGAAGTATTCGACAACCCGGCGCGTGCGAGCGGCGTCGTGAAGCTCCGAGACGCAACCAGCTTCGTAAATTACTTCAACCGCCAGAAGCGTCCGGAGAGCCTGATTTACGCGTCGCTCGACCCGGCGAAGATCCTGGGCGTGATCGACGATCACCGCGCATATAACGCAGAAGGCTCGCGCGATGGCGCGAACTGGCGCGGCTATCGCGTCGAGTTCCCGGTGCCAGCCTCGCGCGAATGGAAGGTGTGGACGGGCAAGGATCGCAAGACACTAGACCAGCTCGAATTCGCCGAACTGATCGAAGACAACCTCCCAGACATCGTGACGCCGGACGGCTCGACGATGCTGAGCGTCGCGCTCAACTTCGAAGCCAGCAAGGAAGGCAACTTCGTGTCGGCGGCTCGCCTGCAAGACGGCAGCACAAACTTTGTCTGGAAGGAAGACGTGAACGCGACGGGCAACAAGATCGCGATGCCGTCGCAGATCACGCTCGAAATCCCGGTGTTCGAAAACGGCCAGCCGTCGCCGGTCGAAGCCCGCATCAAGTACCGCGTCAAAGACGGCGCCCTGACCATCTGGTACGAGCTCGTGCGCCCGCACAAGGTGCTCGAAGCCGCCTTCCGCGCGATCTGGTCGCAAATCGAAGAGCAGACGTCGACGACGATTCTGCTGGGTTCCCCCGAGTAATTGCGAGTGCGGCGGCTCCCCCGAGCCGCGCGTTTTAGGGGGCGCTGCTAGGCCCTCTCTTTTTGGAACATGAATCGATGTCAGTCCCGAATCTCTTCTGCCATCAGTCGCGCCGTCCTTTCGCCTGCATCCAGCGCCTCTTCCTCGGATTGGTGGCGGATCCCAATTTCGACGCGAGTCTCCATGACTTCGCTCGCATAGGTGATGCGAATGATTCTTGCCCTAAAGCCGCCTCCGGCATGAGCAACGGACACGATCCTAAATTCACGGTTACCAACTCGAAATGCTCTTTCGGCCATGGTTATCTCCAGGGGCCATCGTCAAAGCGTACCACGCTGCTTATCGCTGAGTCATGACCATGCCAATGAGAGCGCAACCGGCATTACTCGCAGTCCCGGCGACCCTGACTGCTGCGTGTCTGTCAATCATGGCGGGCTGGCAGCGTGGCGGGTTTCTGGCTGAGCGGGCTCTCTGGATCGCCGTCGGCGTCGTGCTGGTTATCGCCGCTCACCTGCTCCCTGCCCTGATCCGTGCGCACGGCTGGCGCGTCCGCTTGGTCGGCGCCGTGCTCTGGGTCGGCTGCATGGCGGCTACCTGCTACGGTCACGCGGTCTTTTTCCTCCTGGCTCAGAAGCATGCCGGCGAGGTGCGCGCGGCAGCCGTGACACAGAGTGTCACCCTCGGCCGGAATCTGGCGGAAATCGCCAGTGATCGGGCTGGAGTCGTGGCGCGACTGGCCCGCGTGACCGAGCGCCGATGCGCGGAACCCTGCCCGAGCCTGCGGATCGAGCGCGCGACCCTCGCCGCGAAGCTGGAAGCGCTCGACACCGAATCGGCCGAGGCGAGGCGTCAGGAAGCAGCGCAGGACCGCGCGACCGCCGAGCGTGACGCGGCGAAAGCCGACCCGGTGACTGGCACGCTGACCGCGTTCGGTATCCAGTCAGGTCGCGTCGATTTGCCCGCCGGTCTCGCGTTCGCCGCCGTACTCGAAGCAGTCGCGTGCTTCTGCTGGCTTCTCGCGCTGCGCCCGTTCGAATCGCGCAAACCCAATACTGGTGCGGCAGTAACACCAGTAACGGCGGTCGAGTCACCAGTCACGACGACCGTTCTCGGGTGGGTTCCGGAAGCTACTGGTCCGTTACCGCCGCCACCGGGCCAAGTAGCCTGGGTCGAGCAAGCCGACGACGTTACTCGCGTGCTCGCCGAGATCGCCGCCGGTCGGATGCGCGGCACGGTCTCCGAGATTCGGAAATTCCTCGGCAAATCGCAGTCACACGCCGCAGCAGTCAGGAAACAAGTGATTGCCACGTCAAGAGTTACAACATGACTTCACGAAACCGACAGATCTACGTTGCCGCTATATCAACAACCGGCTCGATGTTGCACCCGTCGATGAATCGTCGCGCTTGTCTCTCCGCATATGCATATGCGGCTTCAGGCGACAGGAAGTTGAGGTTTTCGGGAATGTTCGCGATGGTCGATGCCGGTGGGTCTGCCGAAACGATCAACCAGGAAACGGCGTACCGCAGTTGTTGGCCATTAAGGGATGGGGATCTGGTCGGTGTGACTCGGACGTCAATGGTGTATCCGCGATATGGCACGCAGGATTGGTTTTGCATGATGGCTCCAACGTCAGGTCGTCCGCGTTATGCGAGAACTATTCAATGCGCATTTCATGTGCCCGCTAACGCTGTCGAAACCAGCAACGCACGCTGAGGAAGAAATGAGTAGATCGAAGGCCAACTCGACGTCGTTCAAGCCCCGTTACCGGTCGCGCAGTTGGGTGCCGATTGGTACGGAGCGAGTCACCAGCATGGGATACCTGCAACGCAAGGTGACCGACACCGGCCGCGCTGCCGACGACTGGGTTGCCGTCCACGTCCTGAACTGGGAAACGGAGAACGGCCCGATACCGCCCGGTCATTTGCTGGCATTCCGTGACGGCGACCGTATGAACATTGAGCCTGAAAACCTCGAGTTGATCTCGCGCGGCGACTTGCTGAAGCGCAACTCAGTCCACCGTTATCCGCCCGAACTGCGTCAGGTGATCTGGCTGAAGGGCGCACTCGTAAGGAAGATCAATGCAAACCATCAATGACCTGCGCGCCCATCTGTTCGACACGTTGAAGGCGCTCAACGACAAGGAAAAGCCGCTCGACATCGAGCGCGCGAAGGTCGTCGCTGATGTCGGCCAGGTGATCATCAATTCGGCCAAGGTTGAGGTCGATTTCATGCGCGTCGCTGGCGGCAAGGGATCTGGGTTCATTCCCGTCGCGGTCGCCGAACCTGAGCCAGCCAGCGCAGAGCCGCTACCGGTTGCCGACACCACACCGAGCTTCCCAGCGGCATCGACGAACGGTATCCGCTCGATCACTCGCCACGTCCTCAAAGACTGAGCTCACGCTGATCTAACCGCAAGGACAATGATAACCATGACCAACTACCCAATGCTCGATGACAAACTGGCAACGCTGCGCAACGCCATCGAAGGCGGCGTAAAGGCCGACTCCATGCAGGCCATGAAGCTAATGGAACTCGTCGACGCAATCGGCGAGCAGTTCAAGTGCGAGATTGCCGACGCTTCCGCGCCACCCGTCGATGCTCTCGATCCGGTCGAAGCGTTTCTCGCCGACGTGCGCGCCGAGCTGATCCGCGCGCGCACGAAGTTCCCAGGCGATCGCATCATGACGATCGCGCTGGCCGAAGAGTTCGGCGAGCTGTGCAAAGCCGTGCTCGACGAGAGCGCCGCCAACGTTCGCAAAGAGGCAGTGCAAACGGCCGTGATGTGCGCCCGCGTCGTGCTCGACGGCGATGGATCGGTGAACGACTGGCGACGCGAGCGCGGCCTTGATCCACTGGTGGAGGCTGAAAATGACTGACCTTCATCCCGGCAAACGCTGCCACGGTGGCGACGGCTGCATGCACTGCGGCATGGATATGGACATGGAGCCGTACTGCGTGAATGACGCTGTGCTCGCCATGCGCACGGCAGAAACTGGCCGCAGCTATCCGTTCGGCCTCGACACAGATCCAGCTCGCGCACTGTGCAAGGGCAAGTACTTCGAAGCCCGCGCCCTTCCGCGCAAAGCGGAGCAATCCAAATGACCAACGAGCAACTCGAAGCCATTAAGCAAGCCGCGCGCGCCGCGACCCCGCAAGACATTGATAGCGCACAGGAGATCGATCGGTACGACGACGGCAGCCACTACGAATGCCCGGCCTGCGGCGGCGAAGGCTGTGTGCCGCGCGAATCCGAATTCTGCAACTACGACGGCGAAGCGCTCGGCGTGCAGTTCTATGGCATCGGCAACGCAGTCGGCGCCGCCGAGGCGTACTTTCGCGCGGTGAAGCCCGCAGCCGTGCTCTCGCTGATCGAACGACTTGAGCGCGCCGAAGCCCGTATCGCTGCCAGTGGCGCGGAGCCGGATCGCGAAGACTGGCTTGATGAAGTACGCCGCACAATCCGCGTGTACGCGCATGCCTGCTGCTGCGACAAGGCAAATGTGTCGACTGCGGCCGCTGAATTGGAGCGGCTTCTCGCCGCCCCTGTTGACAGCGCAATGGCGAAGGATGCGGAGCGGCTGGATTGGCTCGACCGGATGAACGCCGCGCTAAATCGGCACTACGGCACGACCTACCAATGGAAAGTGATTTTGAGCCCGAACATCACGCGCCTGATGACTGGTCGCCAGTGGGCTGGGTTCGTAGGTGACATCGATCTGAATGATGCGCAATGCGGCACCGGGAGTTTCCAAAATGTCCGCCAGGCCATCGACGCCGCTATCGCTGCATCCGCAGAAGGCAAAAAAAGCCCCGAACCTCAATGAGGACGGGGCGCAAGAACAATCTGAGAGCCTCACTGGGCCGAGATCCCAGTGAGAACTTCTATATCGGACGCAGCGCCAAAAACTTTAGTGTGAGATAGGCATGAGCGAGAACGGCAAAATCGAGTGGACCGACCACACGTTCAATCCGTGGGAGGGTTGCCAGAAAGTCGGGCCCGGCTGCGATCACTGCTATGCCGAGACGCGTAACGCTCGTTTCGCCGGCGGAATCGCGGTCAACTGGGGACCGGGCGCACCGCGGCGCCGCACATCGCCCGCCAACTGGCGCAAGCCGCTGCAATGGAACAATGCGCACGCGGAGTACTTCGAGCAGCAAGGCCGCCGTCACCGCGTGTTTTGCGCGTCGCTCGCCGATGTATTCGATAACGCCGTCGATCCTTCGTGGCGCGCTGATCTTTTTGACCTGATCGAAAAGACTCCCAATCTTGACTGGCTACTGCTGACGAAGCGGATCGGCAACGTGACGAAGATGATCAGCGAAACGGCTCAGCGTCGGTTCGATCTCGAATGCATCGAGGCGCCACGTCTCCCTGACAACGTCTGGCTCGGCGCGACGGTCGTCAATCAGGACGAAGCTGATCGCGACATTCACAAGCTGATCGAGACGCCCGCCCGCGTGCGCTTCCTTTCGATGGAGCCGTTGCTGGGGCCCGTCGACCTGGAGGCTGTCGCATGGCCGTCAATTCCCGGGCACCGCGTCGACGTGCTGCGCGGCGGCTACTGGAACAAAGCCGGCGTGCTGGCGTGCGGACCGTCCGCAGGCCTCGGCGAGCCGCGCGGTGGGTTCACAAACCACAGCGACATGCCGGGGCGTATCGACTGGGTGATTGTCGGCGGCGAAAGCAGCCACGGCGCGCGGCCTATGCATCCGGATTGGGCTCGGGATCTGCGCGATCAGTGCGATGCCGCAGGCGTGAAATTCTTGTTCAAGCAATGGGGCGAGTGGGCGCCGGGCGAAAACTGCGGCGACCCTTTGAAGCGGACTGAGCGCGTCGCAGACTGGTGGGATGGCGAATGGGCGTTCAGCACTATGACGCCCGGTGCTGCTGAAGGGATGCATTGCGACGATGAACCGGTGCTTTATCGCTGCGGCAAGAAGGTGGCCGGGCGCATGCTCGACGGCCGCACGCATGACGAATTCCCGGGAGGTGTGGCGTGATGCAAATCTCTCCGTCACCCGTTATTGACGAAATCACCGCCATGGGCGATCCCCTCGATCACTTCCCTGCCATATTGAATCAGGATTCGACACGCCTCATCGGCGGTGTTCGCGGGTTTGGTCCAGTTCGGAGTAACCCGGGTCTCTGTGACCTGAGAACCGTTCGTTTTATCAGTAATCACTATCCATCCGGTGAAGCTAGTTTGCCCAGGGGTATCCGGCACGTTCGCATGGATCTCGATGCCGGGCCTGTATTCGGAAAGCTGGCTCGTCACGATCGTCTCCTTGGTGATTTGGTGGAATCCTAGCATGAGCATCCGCACCCTGATCGAGATCAACCACGACCGCCTGCACGACCTGCGCGAGCGCCCAGATGTCATCGAAACGATCCTCCGCAATCTCGGCGGGTCGACGTACAACGGCGCACTCAACGAGGCGAACGAAGCCGGCAAGCCGCTGGCGATTGCCCTAGGCATCACCATCGTCATGCAGCGCCACCACTCAACCGACGTGACCGTAACAACCGAATATCAAACGGTGAAACTTTGATCGAAGAAGCAGCACAACGAGTAATCGAAACAACGAGAAAACACTGGGGTATCGAATGAAGATCCGACTAGATGAATGGCTGAAACGCGAATTCGATCCGCCGCCGGCAATCCGTACTGCGCGCCTCTGGGTCAACGCGGGCAAGATTTATCCGCAGCCCGTCAAAGTTGGCCGCTCGTATTACGTCGACCAGAACGCGACGTTCCAGGACGGCTCCGTTCGCCCCTCTCTTGCCCAACGCGTATTGGAACGACATGGCCGCCAGACCTAGAATCCGCCGACGCGCCAACTGGCCCGACAATCTACACGAGCCGCGCCCTGGGTATTACACGTGGCGCGACCCGATCAAAAAAGAGACGCACACTCTCGGGCGCATGCCGCTTGCGCAGGCGATCCACGAAGCTCAGCAGGCTAACTTGGCGATTCAGAATCTGAAGCCTACGACGACGCTTGCGGAGAGGTTCGCGCAACCACGCGAGACGGTCGCGGATCTGCTCTTGAAGATGCACAATACCAACGTGAAGCCTGCGACGATCGCTGCCCGCCGCCATCAAGACAAAGTGATTCGGGATACGCTCGGCCACATCAAATGCGCCGAACTGACAACGAAGCACGTCGCGGATATGCTAGAAGCAATCGAGGCGCGCGGAAAGATGCAATGGTCAGTCAACGTTCGCAGCCGAATGCGAGCCGTCTGCCGGCGCGGCATGGCGCTTGGTTGGATGGAAAAGAACCCAGCTGAGGCAACCGACAAGGCTAAGGTTAAGGTGAAGCGCAAGCGCATGACGATGGAAGTCTTCAAAGCTGCGCTCGCGAAGGCACCCGAGGTCGCGCCGTGGCTAGAAAACGCGATGCTGCTCGCGCTTGTGTCTGGACAGGCTCTCTCGACGGTCGGCCGCTGGGAGCGATCGTCGGTGAAAGGCGGCGAAGCGGTCGTTACCCGCGCGAAAACCGAGGTGAGCATCGCCATTCCGATCGCGCTGAGGATGAACGCGATCGGCTACTCGCTCGAGGAAGTGATCGCGCGGTGCAAATCGACGGGCGTCGTTAGTAAATATCTGATCCACCACATACGCGGCAATGTGAAGGCCCCGCGCGGCTCGGCTATCAAGCTGAAGACGATCTCGGAGAAGTTTCTCGAGGCAAGGCGGCTCGCCGGATACACAGCAGAAGACGAGCCGACCTTTCATGAAATCCGCAGTCTGTCGAAGCGGACATACATGGAACAGGGCGGCGTCGACACGAAGGCGTTGCTCGGCCACCTGACCGATGCAATGGCTGATTTGTACGCCAATACTCGTGGCATTGAACCTTTGAAAGTAAAAATCAACACCGTCTAATTGGAGCCTCCTAGTGGCACCGCAGCCCACTTAGCGGACTGCGGGTGCGATTCAATGCAGGATGCCCAGCCTTGCTCCATGGCGATCAGTAACATTGAAAACCTTCACTGCTTCTTGAGAATCCACATAGTCCCGGTGCCGGGTCGATACAAATCGAGGTGGTCCTGTCGGCCGCTGTGGTCATAGTCGTAAGCAAAGGCGCGATCCGACTGTGACTTCAGGTCATAGCCACCAATCCCTTTTCCTGGATCGCCTTGGTTATACGCTGGCGCGAATAATCCGTTCATATTCTTAAGAATCCAAATCGTTCCTGTCCCGGGCCTGTACAATACCAGATGATCTGTCTTGCCGCTGCCGTCATAGTCGAAAGCGAAAGCACGATCAGCTGGCGACTTCAGGTCGTAGCCGCCGATGCCGTTGCCAGGGGCACCCTGCTGATACACGGGGGAGAACGCCCCACCGGCGTTCTTCAGAATCCAGATTGTCCCCGTACCCGGCCTGTACAGCACCAGATGGTCCGCCTTACCACTGCTGTCATAGTCGAATGGGAAAACCTGGTCGGCAGGAGACGCAAGATCATACCCGCCAATTCCGCTTCCCGGATCCCCCTGGTGATACACAGGCGCGAAGGCTCCGTTCGTGTTCTTAAGAATCCAGATCGTGCCCGTGCCAGGCCTATACAGCACCAGGTGATCCATCTTGCCGCTGCCGTCATAGTCGAAAGCGAAAGCACGATCAGCTGGCGACTTCAGGTCGTAGCCGCCGATGCCGTTGCCAGGGGCACCCTGCTGATACACGGGGGAGAACGCCCCACCGGCGTTCTTCAGAATCCAGATTGTCCCCGTACCCGGCCTGTACAGCACCAGATGGTCCGCCTTACCACTGCTGTCATAGTCGAATGGGAAAACCTGGTCGGCAGGAGACGCAAGATCATACCCGCCAATTCCGCTTCCCGGATCCCCCTGGTGATACACAGGCGCGAAGGCTCCGTTCGTGTTCTTAAGAATCCAGATCGTGCCCGTGCCAGGCCTATACAGCACCGGATGATCCATCTTGCCGCTGCTGTCATAATCGAAAGCGAAGGCACGATCAGCGGGCGACTTCAGGTCGTAGCCGCCAATGCCGTTGCCGGGATCACCCTGGGCATAAACAGGTACGTACGCGTTCGTAGGCGAGCCTTGGGGTGCAATCACGCATGCGGATTGCTGGTTCGACCATTCGGTTTGTATCAAAAATCCACCCAAACGCGCCGTCTGACGGTTGCAAATATCGCCAATCTCATCGCCAGCTGGGTCACTCCCAACCGGGCTAGGATCCCACCATGCATTCAGCGCAGGGTCGGTTATAGCTTCACAGAGTTCATGGCTGCTGACCTCAGTGAGAGTGTCCAGAAATTCACCCGGGAAAACACAGCCTGAGCAATTCGCGAATGGAATCACAGCATAGAACACGGTACCGCCGATATGCTCGTGGTATCCGCAGAAATTGACGCATGACTGTTGCCCAAAGGCTAGGCATGTCACGTTAGGAGGTAGGTAGATAAAGTAAAGGGTGTTTGCGGTTGTCGCGGGAACAGTGGCGTTTTTTATCCACAATTGGAGTGATTGTTGAATCTGCGCGTCAGTTACCTGCCCGTTGCTTCCAGGCTCGTTGTTAGGGAGGTGAACCGATTGAAGCCGCCGGCCGTGTCCGATGTTCGTCGTGGGGGTGCTGTACTCACCCAACATGTCCATGAGCGAACTTGTAAGAATGAAATCAAAAAAACTATCGATATTTATAGCCAGTTGCGGGTTGGTTCCTGTTGTCCATCCAGAGCCCCAATAGATCGGAACGACCTCGACTGCCCCAAGCAC